TACCTGAATCGGTAAGCACAAGCGTGTAAGACGAAGCGCCTCCAGAGGTTTGCGGTGCAGTCCTAAAGCCTACGGAATTTGTACCATCTACTGTACAACTAGAGAGCGTTCCAGAAGACGGTGTACCTAAAGCCCCGCCTGGAGCTACGTAATCCGTTCCTGCTGTTGCAGCAGAGATCGCTGTGCCGTTACCCTTGAGAACACCTGTAACTGATGTTGAAAGCGTAATCGCTGGAGTCGTGCTTGCGTTTGCAACTGATCCAGCTAGTCCATTAGCCGAAACAACCGAAACAGTCGTCACTGTACCAGCACCAGCCGGAGAACTAAATGTAAGATTCCCAGACCCGTCAGTGCTTAGATACTGACCATTCGTACCGTCAACACCTGGAAGTGTAAATGTTGTGCTTGATGACGTATTAGCCGATTGCAGCGTGGTTGTCCCAGTGCCGCTTGCATTACCTTGGACCTTGAGATTACTCATGTGATTTCACCCAAAAATAAGCCACGCTTGATCTGTAGACACCGTGACTGCCTTGCCTGTGTTAATCGTAATTGGCCCCACGGCGCTAGCGTTATTACCTACCGGAATCTTATAACTGCTTGTGATGGTTTGATTGTTTAGTGAAAACAGCGTATTTGACGCCGGGAACGTTACAAAAACATTCTTTGTCCCTGCCGGAAAATCAACAAGGTTTGCGTTATTACTTGACGAAAGTACCGAATCTCTAGATAGCGTAGTGCCTGAAGCAGTATAAGTGCCTACCCCAACTTCCCAATACGTTCCTGATTGATCGGCAATACTATAGAGCGTCGAGTTGCCATCACCTACCGCAGCAAAGGATTGAAACCCCGTTACAGCACCAGCAAGGGTTACCGTCCCCGTTCCAGTGGTTGTCGTGGTTTCTTGAACCCGATCTGCAAGAACAAAAGCCATTACGCAGACAAGCTAAAGGTATAAGTCACAAGCACCACGTCACCTGAGACTACTGAACGATCACCGGGGGAATCAAAGTCCTTGGCTGAAAACAGTGTCCCTGTTGTACCGCCTTTGGTGTTGTTACTTGTTAAAAACGCACCGCCGACGGTTGTTGTGGCGTTCATGGTGAACTGCGCTTTACTTGCAGAATTAGTCACAACCGACGGGTTAGCATTGGTTGCAGAGGCAAAAGTTGCCGTCGGACGATCTGCTTCACTGTAATCAGTTACTTCGGTCCACCCTGCATGAGAAGACATCGTATCTCCGGCAGCGGGGTTGTTACTTGACGCTGCGCCGTATAACCCAAGATACCAAGTCGTAATCTGCGCCGTATTTGTTAGTGCGCTGCCAGCCATGTATTGAAGCCCGACATTGACCACAAGGTTCTTGGACTCATCTGTCCACTTGAGATTACCGTCTTTGTCGTAACACTCAATCAAAAACCGGCCTGTGGCCTTTAACCCTTCCGACGATCCGGGGTTGGTAATCAGACCGCAAGTGGCTGTGTCTGTTGCTTTAGCTGTAAGCTTCATGGTGTATTCCTTACAAAATCCGAATGATTGCAGTAGATGCAGAAGCGGAAGGAAATTGAATCTGAAAAGTTTGATTCAAAGTCACCTGATCTCCGCCAAAACTTATAACAGCACACGCCGCGTTAGAGGCTGAGGCATTGTAAATTAAGGCCCCAGATGAAGTAAACGATGCTGCACTCCAACTAACGTTCGCAAAAGTCACCACGGAGGCGGTCCCATCCGCAACAGGCGTCACTGAAGCTAGCGTCTCGCCACCTGCGGTGTAGCCGCCTCCCGTGCTGAGTTCATTCGATCCCATTTGGGAGTAATTGGTGGTTGATGCGCCATAGGTCCCGGATCCAGTTCCAAGGCTTTTGAACAAAGCAATCTTAAAAACATCTCCGCCCGGGTTCGAAAAGTTATGAATACCCTTCAAAAGCTCCACTTTGAAGCTTGTTGGCATTGCCGTAGTGATTGAAAGCGCCATACTAAGGTCCTGGGCTCACTGACTTGATGGGCAACCGGATCATGCCGTCTCTGTATTCATCACGACGACGACGTCCCTGCTGTTCCAGGCCCAAGCCTTGTATAGCTTGTTGATAGCTCTGGTTGAAATAGTTCAGCATTTCAGGCGGTCCTTTGGTATAACTGTAGGCCTGAATCAAACAGGCATAGAGCAATGCTTCCGGTGCATTAATGCTGATCCATGTCTCGGGATTCGTGCTTGCAAGCTGCGCAGGGCGGTAGATGTAGCCTAGTTCAACCGTATACCCACTGCTTGGTGTAGGAGCAATGTAAAAAGTAGATTGGCTCCAAACCGAGTAATATTTTGGTACACCAGAGGGGGTCGCCGTTCCAGTGCCAGAACCCACGCCAGTAGCAGTAAACGTAGTACCCGGTGAGTTGGCTGCTGCTCCAATTGCGGTGAAATCAGTTGTGCCTACAGAAATAATGGTGTAGACGGTACCAATATTAAAACTTCCAGCAGTTTCCGTGACTCCAGGCCAATATTCTTTCATGAACGACGTGTCACGAAAATCCAAAAAGATCTGGTCATCGCCACTTGTAAGCAACAAGTACCGGTGAGTGAGGAGGTCTGAAGGCGTTGTAAGAAACTTATTGCCTGCGGTAAGAACGCCTGACTGTTCTTTCTTGAAGTAATCCAGGTCGATATCACGGAGAATGCGATTCTCCGCCATTGTAATAAATGTGTTAATTACCGAGTTGCTAAAGACATTACTGTCCACCTCGGTGTAGTTTCTAATGTTGGTGACGAGTTCGTCGTAAGTCATGAAATCACCACGGTGACGTTGCCAACAAACCCGTATCCGGCAACAAAAGCCTGGGGTGGGTACGGCTGCATGTCTGTGCGATTAGTCGTACTGAACCCAGAACCAATGCTTTGGAACGGCGCGCTAAAACCTGGAGTTCCAAGATAGATTGTAACCGGCTCAACGCGATCAACGCGAGGATCTTTAAGCGCAATCGCATCGCCTCGATACTTAAGCGGGTAGAGTTGCGGCTCTTTGGGCTCATAGTCGTCAGGACAGACCATGAACCCGCGCCAGTTCTTGCGCAAGGTATTGTAGGAGTACCGCTGGCCGCAGTAATCACACAGGCCGAAGGAGAATTTGCCTGTTGCAAAGGACATAGCCTACTGCCCGAAGTCGGGGATAAAGAGTGCGCTTGCTGTGTCACGATCTTCTGCCGCTGCGCGTGCAAAGTCTTCTTCGTAGATCTGCTTCAGCATGACCGTCCGCTCAGGCGCGTATTTCAACGAAATCTGATAAGCAAGCCCGGAAGCGAGGCAAGGCAAAAAACGGAAGTTGACATCTGCCGTATTGGTATAGGTGCCCGCATCCTGGATCCGGCGAATGCGGTAGTAAACCAGCGTGTAAGCAAGATTGGGTGATGGGTACAAAAAGACCTTGAACGTGTTAGCACGTTGTACGTATAACTGTGCAGGCTGGGCTTGCACAGTTTTATCGGGTAGGTCTAAGTACTCCTCGCGACTGATCCGATCAAGCGTGATGTCTTGCTGCGGACTTACTCCTGGCAAACGGATGACCGCCGAGAGCACGTTGACCGTATCTGATCCAAGCGTGATCTCGTATCCCCCAGGAGACAAGGTATAAGACGCTTGCTCAATGGTCCAGAGGTTCAGACCACGATTGGCCCAGTCTAAAAAGAGCAGGTTTAACGACCGTCGCGCAGACGACAATTGATATCCCGCCGTGGGACGCATGCCGCAGCGCTCAAAAGCCTCTTCGATTAAGTCATCAATCGAGAGGTTAAAGTCGGTTGTTCCTGAAGTTGCCATTTACGCGCAGCTAGAGCCGCCCATTTTCATTTTCTTAACACCCTTCATGGCCATGCGCTTGTGCTGGTTGACCAGCCCGCCATTAGCCATCAACACAGGACCCGTTTTCTCGCTGGTTTTACTCAGCATCTTGTTGCGCGGTCCTGAAGTTACCGCACCGCCGCCGCGCGTTGCCGCGCCCATGCCACGTCCAGCCATGATTATTTCCCCTTTTTGGCCATTTTCATGGCTTTGCCGCCTTTCTTCATGCCCATGGGCATGGGAGGCATCTTGGGCATAGCACGGCCCATCGCGTCTTTGGTCTTGCGCTTGACTGCACGGCCCATGTCATCAGCCATACCACCTTTTTGATAACTCTTCATCATGATTTGTTCACCTTTTTTGCGGTTTTTGCAGACTCCTTAAAAGCTTGCGCCGTAGGAGCACCCTTGGAACCAACTTTGCGCATCTTTTCGCCCGATCCAGCAGCAATACGCTTGCGCTTGGCGTTGATATTTGCGTACAGTCCTGGCTTAGTGGCCATCTTCACTATCCCTTTTTCGCGAGGGCATCAATTTTTGACTCAAGTCTTTCAAAGCCTGTGTCAAACCGTTCCATAATCTTTTCAAGGTCCGCACGAACCTCTGCACGAGTGATGTGATCACGGGCAATTTCCTCCCGAGTTCTATTGAGCAGAATCTGAATGCGCTTCTGCTCGTCGTGATTCATCTTAATCATAAACATGACTAAGGCAACGAAAAACGACGTTACTAAATTCCAAACAATGACTCCGGTATCCATTTAACACTTCCATCTGCGTCGAGCCTGCCTTATACGGCTGTTTGGGTCTTTGGCTGCTTCAGGAAACTGCTTCATCTGGCCCGCTGAACGAGCACAGAATGACTTCCTTCGCGCAGCGTCTTTAGGTCCCGGATTGTCCGAGGTTACCGCTGTTTTGAGTTTGCTGCCAGGGTTGGCACGGCGATAGGCTTCGACGCCCTTTTGCGTCATGCCTGCGCCCTGCTTGGTCGGTCGAAAGTTACCGCTCTTGACCGACGTCGCAATGCCCATGCCCTTGGACTTAGCCATTACTGTGCTGCTCCACCGTAAAAAAGCAGCGTTACGCTGGTGACATTGACATCGTTGACGTCAATAAACACACCATCATCAAACAAAATACCCATGTCCGGGATGATGAGATCACTGGCCCCTGCCGAAGCAGGCGTGTTGATAGTCATTAACGCAGTGCCCGAAGAGGTGCTGCCGTTCTTCAGGGCAAATGAAGATGCTGTGGCCGTGTTGGTGAAGTACACACCAATCACCCGCGTGCGCCCAGCAATCGCGTGGGCATCGGCAGTCTTGGTGACTGCCTGGATATTACTGGCGCTCATCAGAGCCTCCTATTAAGAGGCTTGCGTAAAGGTGATGCCAGCAGCAACCGCGCAAAAGCCCTTAGCAAACCAATTTGTACCGTCGCTGATGACAGTGACCATATCGCCAGCCACCGCTTGGCCATCAACAAAAGAGATGGTGTCATCGGCGGTTCCTGTATCACCAGCCACGCCCGCTGCATTGACCGCTTGACCCTTAATAATGTTTGCGCTTGATGCAGTTACTATGGTGTAACTGGCACCGGAAGGGGCCGTTTTAACAATAAAGGTGTAGGTCAATCCGGCTACAGGAGCAGGCAGTGTTGTTGCAAATTCAGTAGCTGAATTCAAGAAAAACGTAGTACCTGATTGCGCGGCGGTCAATGTGGAAGCATCGGTCAGCTCGGTGTAGGCAACTGCGCCTGTAATGTTGCCGATGAACCCATTGTCAGATATGACTGGGCCGCTAAAGGTTGTGTTTGCCATTAGATCCTCACATGCGATGTCGGTGTATTAGTCTGCATGTCGTCAGCCGGGACTGTCTAATACACCGGGCTAACCCCGGAATACAGGCACTGTAGCACTATGGCGCGGAGGATGCAATGCCGTTATAGACCCACCGTTTTTTACCACAATCGTAGATCCTTCTTGCACCCATCAAATAGGTCATCTCTGCCTCAGATCGTGGGTCAGTATCGGCGTCAAAAAAGTCTGTACTTCCATGTTCAATCAGACGTTTTTGAATATTTTTACGCTGATAGTGGCTCTTGGGCCAAAGCCCCGTTTTTTGGCTCCAAACCTGATAGTCAGCGGGAATCTCTTCCTCAAGTTTAAAACCTAACTTCTCGTACATGCCTCCGTCAAAGTAACGATTGTCTGAGAAACTCTTAATCACCACGTCTCCATGGTCTTGCAAAAAGGCCCGAAACAGACGTGATGCAGCTCCCACTACGGTGATGCGTGTTGCAAATCGAGACAGTGTCCAAACCCGTTCCGTGGCCCCACGATCGTTGGCTCCAAAAGTAAACCGCATACACGCAACAAGCGCATCGCCATGGTAAAGACCGTAGTGAATGCCTGATCCATTGCCTCCTTGCGGATGGTAACGGTCATAAAACCTCCTGGCATCCAGTGAATCAACCTTGCGTAAAGCACACTTCCTTGCCATCAACCTGCCTTTGGACCTGCCAACAGCATTTCTAAGCAACCTTCGGACAGCGAACTCGTGTTCCTCCCATTCTGACTCAAAGATAGTAATCAAACGGATACCAAGATCGCGACAATCTTGATGCTTTTGAACATGCTTACGCTTGTTTTCCAACTCGTCTTGGGCACTCTCATGGGAATGCCAATACATCCCGCAATATTCAACGGCCAGACGGTGTTCAGGTAGGTAAATATCAAGCTCCTTGCCTCCCAGTATCTTTCGGTTTCGGGTCTCAACCGGTGTGAACATTGACAAAAAACGTCCGACTCTGTCTTCTTGTCTTGACAGTAAATGTCCACATTGTGGACACCCGTGGGCTCGCTTTAGGTGATGTTCCGCTGTTTGGGTAAAAACGCCATGCTCCTTGCAGTGAATCTCAAGTTTTGATCTCGCACCCAGGTAAACCGTACTACTGTAATCGTACCGATTTCCGTGGACACCCAGAGCTTCCTCAACAAAGCGATCACCAAAGACTCGTTTTTTGGTGTCGGCGGTTTTCTTAGCGGCACTTGAGATGTTGAGTCTTTTTCCACGACTCAAGGCACCACAAGACGGACACCCTTGCTTTTCGTATAAATGCTTAAGTGGTGTAATGAAAAAATCACCGTGATCCGCACAGGTCACGGTAATCTTAGTTGTCATGTTGACGTATTGTGTTTTTTCGTAGCCATAGCGACTGCGATGAGCCTCAGAAGCTCTTTCCGCAAACTCCACAGGATCCATCCGTCTGGATTGGATACGCTTTTCTTCACCACATCGAGGGCATCCTGCTCCGTTTTTACGCAATTGTGCTGAATACTGTTGAAAGGGTCCGTGTTGAAAGCAGACGATTCCCGTTATAGGCTTAAGCGCAGAAACATAAATAGCTTGTGAAAAGTCGTAGCGCTGACGAACAGCGTCAGGAAATTTTGCAACAACTTGTTGAGTAGTAAGCATAACGGCTCTCCTGTATGTAATGTTGCCTATTATACATGGGATTACCGATTATGCGAAAAGAAAGGCCGCCCGAAGGCGGCCTCTCGCAATCAAGCTAAGTGCTTGATTTTATGCAGCTCCAGGGCTTCCAAAGAGGCCTCGTGGATCACTGAACCCAAACGAGTACCTCTCACGCGCCTTGTACCTTACGTTACCGGTGTCGAAGTCGCCTTCAAAACCAGTACGCATAGCCACGCGCTCAAACATCTTCATGCCGTTAGGTGCATCCGTCTTGATGAAGTATGCATCTGGGTCGGTCAGGAAGTGGTTGACCACATAACCCTGCGGAATCATGCCCATGTTTTTGATGGCATTGATGTCGTTGTCTGCTGTTCCAACACGCAGCGTGGACTTCATGATGCGATCAGCGGTAAACATGAGCTCTTTCGGGATGATCAACTTCAAACCTTGGACAGCGATCTTCAGGCCACGTTCATCGGTGAACGCTGCGATGTCGATCAAGGACTGCTCAAGCGAGGTTTCCGAAAGGTCAGCAGGGGTAGCCAGCTCGTTAGCCAGATCAGGGCCGCCAAGGGTCGGGTGATCGAGCGCGCACAAGGGCTTGCCGTCGCCACCAAGCGAGGTGGTGAAAGCGCCGTTGAGCACCGCAGCAGCTTTGATCTGCTTGGTTTGCGCCATGGAACGAGCCAAAGCCTTGGTATAACGCGCTGCAAGACGGTCGTAGAGGTTGTCCTCAACGGCTTCTTCGGTCAGCGAGAATGCCAAAGCAATGGTTTCGTGGGTGTAGCGAGCGGTGTAAACCTCTTGCGCGTTGTCGTATGCGACACCAGCGCCTTCAGTCTTGACCGGAGCCTCACCAAACCCGGATTCCATGACTTCCTCTTCAAACGCACGATCAGAAGACTCGACAGCATAGATCTGCAAGTGTTCGTTCTCGTAGTTCTTATACTCCAGGCCAAAAAGGGCATTGAGTCCAGGCTCAAGCTCTTTAACCAGTTGGGCACGTGAAATTGCCATGATTAAGCTCCTTGTCCAGCAACACCAGCACTGCCGTACAGGTGCTCATTGATCTTCACAACAACCACGGCATTGGTCCCAAAGGTGTTGCCTGGGACATCCCATAGACCAACAATCTTAAGGTTTAACGCTGCGGTTTTTGCAATCGTCGAAGAGTCGAGTTCCATGCTGGAAACACCTGTGGTGGTGCTGCCGCCGGTGCCTACGATGTCGGCGTTTTTACCGATATCAGTCTGCGCAACAGACTCATCAACCTGGATGATAAACAGTTGACTGGGGTCATCAATCACGTCTGCCGTGATCTTGCCCTGGGTGATATTCACCGAACCGGGATAGAAGTTTTTCCAGGTCGGCTTGCCTGTGGTGGGATCAATGTAATTACAACCATTGAACACGCCAACTGCTGCGGTGTGAGTTGCTGGAGCAAATTTCACCAGATACCCATCATAAACGGTGACTAGGTCACCCTGATAAATAGCGCCTGATTGGTTATCTGCGATTTCATAGCCATACTGCTTTTGAGCGCCAGTGGCCGACAGATTACCAAGCGGACGCAAACCAAAGGGCTTATCTACGTTAGCCATTTGTCGTTCCTTTTAAAAAGTTAAGTTTCAGCCGAAGGTCGGCTGCCAAACGTCGTGCGAGAGCGGCGTTCAGGAGCGTTGATGCGCATCGAATCATGCGCGTTGGATTTCAACAGCTCGTTGTCAATCGCTCTTTGTTGATCGCGTGCTCGGTTCAGGTAATACGCGTTGCGTTCCTGAGCGGTTTCCTCGGGGATACGGGCAAGGACTAAAGCGCCTACGCCAATTACACCAGCATGTCTGCCGTCTTCAATCGATGCAGAGGTGAAGTCGGGATGCTCGTCAGCCCGCACGAGTTCATAGCCCTCGCGCAGCTTTGCTGTGACGTTCATACGGTCATCAAATCCCATCGTCTCGCGACGAATCCAGCGGTGCTTGTATCCATCCGGTGCCGGAGGAGCGTCTAATTTAGAAGGAGGTGCCCAGGGCTTACGGCGCGCAGTCTTCTCACGAGTCACTGCTGCTCGTGATTCACGGCGTAGTTTCGGCAACGCGGTTGCAGAAACATCTTGTGTTTGCTCGTCCATGGTTTATTCCTTCACGTACTTTGCGTATTCCTCTAACGGAACACCTAGTCTTTTGGCAATTGCGACCTGACTCGGGGTCAGTTTCACAGTGCGGCGTGCGCTTTGGTTCACACCCGAAGAGCGTGACGCAGGGGCAACCGTTTGCACGGGACGGTTGGCTGAACGGTTCATACTATCAGAACGAAACTTATGTGGGAAGGCGTCTTTGATGCGTCGATCCAACTCTTCGTAGTAATCGTCGCCTCGCGGATCAAAACCTTCTTGCGATACCAGCTGAATATGGATGCCTCGGACCGCTGCCGTCATCGCAACATCCTTGCCAAACCACTCATTCTTCTCGGCCCATTCCTCAGCACGCGGATCGGGCTGCGGCTGTTGCGGACGAGCGGCTTGTTGTTGCTGATAAGCCTGTTGCTGTTGAGCCTGTGCTGCGCGCTGGTGTTCATACGCCTCACGCTGCGCGGCTTCTTCTTGCAAGCGACGCTGGTCAACAAGGATAGCGGTCAAACGCTCATGAGCTTCCGTTTCGGTGTCAATGTCACCTTCCTCACGGGCCTTTTTCATAATTTGTTTGAGTGCCAGAACTTGGGTGTCAATACGTCCCTTGGCCTCGCCCATGCGCTGCGTGTCCGCGTGCGCGTAGCGCTGCTCGGCATCGCGAATGCGAGCCTGCATCTGTTGCGCTACGCGAATCGCCTCTTGCTCACGACGCTCGGTTTCGCGCAAACGTGCGGTTAGCTTATCAATACGCTTTTGAACCTTGTCGCTGTACTGATCAAGGTCATCGCTTGTGGTTTGTTGTTGCCTGGGTGTTTCAACCGCAGGCGGTTCAGGCTTTTCAAGCTGCTCTGCGGTGCCGTCTTCATTGATGGCAACGGTAGCAGGCTCTTCGTCTTCGCCTAGCTTAAATTCCAGTTGTTCATTGGCCATGGATTGTTCCTTACATGTGGACGATATCTTGCGGGTCATTGATTACGCCGAGCACTTCGTCATCGTTGATAAAACGAATCTCGCCGCCGTCAATCGGGATGCGCGCGCCTGCGTAACGACCAAAGATGATCCAATCACCTTCCTTGCACCACGCACCGTCAGGAAACTTCTCCTGGTCGTAGTAGGCAAGCGGTCCTAAATGCAGCACGTAGCCCACGGTGGTAGCCACCTGGGTGCGCTTTTGGGTTTCCTCAGACAGAGCAATGCCGCCTTTGGTTTTCTGTGCGCCGCGATAAGGCAGGATAGCGATACGCCATCCGGTTGGTCGTGGCAAACGACTCAGGACGCTGCCTTCGATCAACTGCGGATCAAAGTTGCCTTCCTTGTCATACGCATCGTCCAACGCGGGCTTGCGCTGGGCTTCTTGCTCCTGCCACTTCTGTTCAAGTGCCGTTAATGCCATCAGAGATTCTCCTCTCGCTCGTTTAAAAGATCTTTGACCGTGACCTCAACAAGCTTGAGTGCCTCTAAGCGACCCATCAGAAAACGATATCGTTCCATATCAGGAACCGATCCGTTAAGCACGAGTCCTTCCGTGCTCTCACGTAGTGTTCTAATTTCTCTCAGTATGCGTTCGACTAAGTCAAGCATGGTCACAGCCCATGAAAAAGCAGGTGGTTTAGCCCCCACCAGAAGGGCAGGCATCAGCAAATGCGGGTTTTCTTCGTCCGCATCACTTTACCCTGGCCACGGCTGGTCACAAGACCACCTTTGGCTTTCTTTTGTACCGATCCCATGTCGGGAGGCGAAGGCGGGGGACCTTTGTCTTCGGTGTAGACATCCTTGTCCGCTTTCTTCATGTCTTCCAGTGAAGGAAAACGCTTTTCCTTTGGTGCAGCCATAATTAATGCTCCTAGTAGATTTTCACAGGACGATTGCCGTCCTTTTTCTTGACCGTCATAAACGGACCTTGCACACCGGCAGGGGTGCTGCCAGCCTTGTACTTACGTGACTTGCCTGCGGCGCTGTAGGCAATGGCAGCGGCTTGCTTAATTGCTTCGCCCCTGTTTTTTGGCTTACTGGTTCCGATGGAACCCGTTTCCTTGTACTTCTTGATCATCTCGCCAATGTTGCCTGAGATGACCTTCTGGCTCTTGCCTTGTTTAAGCGGCATTGCGACTTCTCCGTTGGTTGATCGCCTGCACCTGCTGTGCGCGGCGGGCGTTTTGATCCATCATGGCTGCGCGCTCGCGCGCAACCGTAGCACGCTCGGCAGCAATGCGCTCTTGCGATTGAATACGAGCCTGATTGGCTTGTTGATTGGCCTGCGTGCGCTGCTGCTCGACCAACAGACGCTGCCTGTCGATTTGCTGCTGGGCTTGGTCGTCTTGCGCACGGATCTGGAGCTCTTTTTCTTTGAGCAAGACCAACGGATCAGGTCCCTGGCCTTGATTACCCATCAACTGGTTCTGGAGATCGCGAATCTCTTGCATGTACATGGCAGTCTTTAGCGCAATCGACGCTTCACGCTGTAAATCAGACACCATGCGGTCAGGATCTTTGCCATAGGCCATAAAGAGCTCGGCCTCAGTCGCTTCTTCGGCCTTCAAGCGCACATGCTCAAGGATATGCTTTTGCAAAATCATCGCGGCCATGGGCTGCGCCTGCAACATGGGCGATAAACCCATCATCAAGTGCGATGCGATGTGCGCATCATGCTGTTGCCCTGCAAAAGCCTTCAATTCCATTGCATCCAGCACGTCACCGTTCTCCGTTGCCGGATCTTTTGGCATTTGTGTGCGCTGCGGCTTCAAAATGCTGTCGATATCGCGCACATTCATCGCGGTATAGACGCGATAGTAGGCCTCATAGAGGTTGTGCATCTGCGGTGCGGTCTGCGCCATCTGCAACTGCATCTGGGCAAGCGTCAAACGCTGTGCTGACGAGAAAATATTGGGATCTGAGACCGGCTGGACGGCAACAAGGTTGTTGAAGTCCGCTTTTTTGATCTTTCTCGACGCTCCTGGCACGTCATAAGGGTACTCATCTGGCAAATACATGCCAAAGCCCTCAGCCAGCAGCTGAAACTCCTCTTTTAGAGCGTAATGCAGCCGTTTATGGATGGCCGACATGACCTGCGTGCCGCGTTCAAGCAGTGCAAGCGTCGTTCCGACCTGCGCCATTTGGTTGCCCTCGCCAACTTGCATGTCGGCGATGCTGGCAAGACGTCTTCCGGCGTCTACACAGAACCCAAGTAGGGCAAAAAGCGTCTGCGAAGGCTCTTTGTAGGGCAAAGGCAGCATGTTTTGCTGCAATTCCGCGCCACCTACGTCAATATCGCGCCATTCTCCAGGCTGAATCGGGTTGTCTTGGTCCGCGATCCGTGCGCCTTTGGCCTTGAACCCTGCTGGAAGGTTCGATAGGGTGCCTGCATCAAGCAATTGACGCAGTGCAGCAGTGGCCGTTTTCGATAAACCACCAACCAAATGCACAAAACCCAAGCCATACGACCCAAGGCCCTCGATTAAGACGTAGTGAACGAAGTAATTGCGCCTGTTTTTGCGCTCATCGTCCTCTTTCCAATTGCGTTTGACCCCAATAACGCGCTTGGTCGCCTCATCAATCGTGATCACATAGGGCAATTTGATGCCTGTTGGCTCGCCTTTGTCGTCCGTGTCCTCAAATCCAGGCAAATCGTAGTCCACCTGGAACTCAAGCAAGAAGATTTCTTCGGGCGCACCGGTTTCCACGACACCCGTTTGCTTATCCACCTGATAACGGATCTGGCTTGCATCCGATGGATAGAGCTCGCTTTCCACAATCACATCCAAATACTCGCCTGCGACCACGCGCTTGCGGTATTCGTTGGAGTCCATCGCAATACGATGCGTGATCCGTGGGCATTGGCTCATGACGCTTGATCCGTAGTACGGAATAAACACGTCATCTGCCAGCACAAGCTTCGATACCATCCGATCTAGCTGGGCATCGAAGTAAACCTTCTTGAACACCGAGCCGCCATAGCCCAGATAGAACATCGCCTGATCAAACTCAGGCGTGTATTCCTTCATGACGGTCGTGATCTGGTAGTTCATGAAGTCCTGCACGCGGCCTGCCTGCTGGAACTTGTCTAACGTCTCTTTGCCCAGGATCTCCGTGCGCACAGGGCCGTTGGCGGGCATGAGCTCCTTGGTTGCTTGCGCTTGGAACTGGACCACAGCTTCCATGAGCAAGGGGTGAGTTGCCGCTGCCGCGCCTCTGAATGGCTTGGTGCGCTCCTCAAATCTCATGCCCAAGAGCTCAAGGCCCTTGGCATAGGTCTGTTCCCAATCGGAGCGGCTGGACTTATCGGCCTCGAAGAAGGCAGAAAGGTCAATGGCGATAGCCGATAACACGTCATCGTCCAGGACTTCTGCCAGATTGGCGTAGAAGTCAACATCATCGCCTTCGTCTTCCCCGATCTCGATCGTCGCGCCACCATCCTCATCAAGGATGATCTCGATCTCGGGCGCATCACCCGACTCGATCTCGATCGAGGTCTGCGGGGCTTCGTAGAGGGCTTTGTCGATGGGCATGTCTAGGCCTTTTTGCGCTGGCTTACCTGCGCGAGTTTATCGAGTTGTTGCTTGGAAGTCGATGTTTCACGTGGAACATTGACGGGGCCGCCGTCCTGATAAGGAAAAGGCTCGCCTGTTAGTTTGCTGACAACATCCTTGTCTACGAAAGGTTTCTTAAGAAATAGATTATTTGCTGTCAAAAGTTTCCTGAGCTCATCATCAGACAGGCCAGAAGGAAGCTTGCTTCTGCCTCCAAAATCAATGATGTTTTTGACCTCAACGCTTTTGACGTTTGGATCTTTTTGCGCCTCTTTAAATTCTTTACTGGTTTCAAAAAATTCATCCCACTGCTCGCCTTTGGCATCAAGCACAACCTTAGGCCTGCGAGTCAGGACAGGAATGATAAAGCCCCTGTCTCCTGAGTACGATTCTGCAATCGTTGGGCTTTCCGTTAACCAAACACCACCTTTGGTATTTGCTTTTGTGACATCCCTGTCTCCAGGTTGACGTGACACAGTGCCAGCACGACTCCATGGTCTACCTTGTTTAGCATCTCTTAGCGCTAGCTCAATGGCGTCAGGTCGTTTTTGATATTCATAAACCGCCTCAAGGTATTCGTACGTAGGAGGTTTCTCAAACCCTCCTCCAGGATCCTTCTTGCCACGCAACCACGTACGGTCAACATCAATACCTTGTTCCTTAAGTCGGTTCATCAGTTCTTTGACTGAAAACTGTTCAGCCTCGGCAACATCAAGGCCTCTTCCCTTAAAGGCCGTGGAACCCCTTGCTTTGTCAAGCATGCCAAGAAGTCCCTTTCGGCCTATCATGCCAACAGCAGCCAGGGGCGTTGGAGTAGCCGCAATCCGATAGGCCTCTGTAGGATTTGTCTCATCGTACGGTCCCATACCAACAAGGGCACGCATGCCTTCACGAATGTCTTTGCGAACCTTTTCCGCATCCTCGTTTTTTTGGGGCAACTTGCCTCGGCGGTAACTTTCCTGTTGCGCCGTCTTCAAACGATTAAGCATGCGTTGAGACTCTGAACGCATCTCAGCGTTCTCATCGATCAACCTGCCTTCAGCATCAAGCTGGGGGACTTCTGCTGTGTTGGGCGATGCTGTTTCACGTGAAACATCACCGCCCTCCTGGAATCCAGGAGGAATGGGGGGAACAAGAGGATCCTCTAATCCGGAGGGCTCTTTATAGGAAATACCACCTGTTCTTCTAAAGGCTGCGTAAGGATCTACATTGCCTTCTGGAGTAAAACCGACATTGGTTTGAAATCGTGCAAGGGGCTGGTTTTCGATGATACTGCGAATGTTTTGGGCAATGTCTTGAACTTGACTACCCGTCTCGGGCTGCTTCAACATGGTTGCAAAAGCATTGGCGGTTTCGCCAACTTGCGTAGGTGTCACTCCCTCCAGGCCTTGTAACTGCTCCATGCCAAGCCGTAAAGAACCAAGCCCTGATTGGGGCACAAGGCTGGGAACATCTTGCAATGTGCGTAGGGTTGCTTCAAAAGAAGCAGGATCGTAAGCCTGCAAGTTGCGTAACGATTGGACTGGATCGATGTCGCCGGTAATTTGATCGACAGACATCGTATTAGCAAGCCTCTGGTTTAAAACATTGCTCTCTTGCAGAGCGATCAACTGATCAAGCGCGGTCAACTCAGGCGTGGACCTAAGTTGATTGCGATCAAAGCGGTCAATCATCTCAACAACGCCGGGGTCTGCAAAGCCTGCGCCAAGCCCTTTGTCGCTTAAGCCGGGAGTATAGTCAAGCGGATTTGTGGGCGATGCTGTTCCACGTGAAACATCACCGCCCGACTGCTTTTTTATGAAATCCTCCGTGCTGGCTTCACCGCCCTTGCTAAAGAACGCCGTGGCATACGGGCTTTGCAACGCGCCCATTCCTAAAAGAGGCGACGTTCGCCCCTCCTTCCTGCCATAGGTATCAAAGTGATAAAGCTCGTAGTCCCTTAGCGTGGGGAACTTTGCTTTGTCCTCGGGCTTGAGCTTGGCATAGGCCGCAGCAATATCCGGGTACTGCTCCGAGTAGCTCTTAGGCGTCTGTTGCTCGGCCAGGGACGTAAGTGCTGCGCGGTTCCTGGCAAGGAAGGGATCAAACGCCGCTGCAAGATCCGAGGCAAACGCACTTTGCCCGTACTGGACACGCAAGGCGGGATCGGCTTTGGTCGGGTCGTACTTTTGCTGCTCAATGTCCCTGAAGCGCAACTTATTTTGCAGCATGGGATCTTCGCCGCTCATCACAAAATCACGAAACGCCGCCGCTGCACTTGTGGGCGCTTGGGCCGGGAGGCTTTTATCACCAGCTGCTGCCCGTGCGTAAAGCTGCCTGAACTGGTTATCCAGCGTTGACCGATCCCGCGCAAACTGTTGGCTTGCCGACAAAGGCAAACGCATCTGGCCTGTGACCGGATCGACCATGACTCCCGGTACATCGCCAATGTTAAGCGGCGATCGTGGGCGGCTCGTGATGCCTGGAGGCGTCCACTTAAAAACATTCGTTCCCGTGGCAGGTGTGAGCTTGGCAGCAGGGCTGTAGTTATAACCCGTGATGCGACCGAAGCGATCATAGGTCGCGGTTCTCGGTGCAGAGGCCCTGAACTCGGTATCAAGCTGGGGGATTGCGACGCGCTCGCTCTGTGGAATAGCCTTTACGATCGCGGTGCTCGGATCAAGGCCCTCTTGTCCTGGGGTTAAGGCAGGGGGCGGTGCTTCGGGAGGCGGTGCTGTAGGTGGGACAAAAATATCCGTGAGCGGTGGCAGATCAGAGGGTGGTTGAAAAAGGAGGAGATCATTACCCTGTGCGCCCTTGATCGTATCATTGCCTTGGCCGCCCGCCACCGTCGTAATAACAGGAGGTGGTTTTTGATTGACGTCATAAAGATCATTCAAGAGCTGACTTGCCGTTTTACCCGTTGCACGGACTAAGTCCTGCTCATTAAAGCCGCCAATCCCTGTCTCTGGGTCGTAGGCTCCCAGCTGCTGTGTCAGCACATCACCCAGTTGCTCCCTGGTCATTTTCGCTGCAACCTGATCCTGGATAAAGTCCCGGATGTTTGCGGACATGCCTTCAAGACCACCGACACCACGGCCAGGGGCATCGGTTGCACCGATGTCAGGATTCAATAGCGCATGGACAGCGGCTCCCGAGTACTGCGTCCCGGCCAACGCGTCACGGACGTCCTTGTCCGAAATGCCATACTTCTCCATCTCGGCGCGCACTTCGGCAGCATTAAGGTCCGCACCTTGCGTATTGACAAAGTTTCGGATGTTTTCGTAGTACTTGGCAGCACCTATGCCACCTTCGCCCGTAGCGTACTTAAGTCCTGATGACACGTCGCCGCCGTCAGCAAACCGTTGCAGCATTTGTCGAGCTTTACTCTCCTCGTTCTTATCGACTGAACCGCCACTGGCAAAGCCAAAAGGCGCGAAAAAAGGACGCTCTTCTGTGTACCCAGGCATCCCTGGCTCTCCCTTAACGCCTTTAAGTCGTTTGCTCAAATTTTCATAAAGTTCTTGCATACGATCAACTTGCGTCTGGTAAGGGCTTGTGCGTGGAATATCTTTAAGCAACGTCGTTGTGGGCACAGGTTGTGCAAAAGGCGTATCAGTTCTTTCGGTTCCTTGGCCGCTAACCTGTTGATAGGGCTGGAAACCAAAAAACGTATCATTAACACCTGGGGTGATACCTTGACTCTTTAACAACGAGCTGATGTTCTCACTAAATTTGGGCGAAAGGCGTTGTGCATCCCCCAGCAAGTCCTGTGCTCTGTAATTGCCCCCAACAAGAAAATTCCCTTTTTGGTCAACAATACCGCGCTCGACAAACCCTTTGGGGTCTCGAAGTGACACCACACCGTAACCTGTCGTAGGATCCCTGTAAACCGAATCCAGGACGTTGCCTTGTCCGTAATTTTGTTGATAAACCTTACTTTCCCATAGCTGCTGAGATGCTGGTGCTGCTTGTTCTGTTTGATAAGCACCCTGTGCTTCTTGCACCGCCGATGAAACCGGATCAAACAACTCAGGTCGCTGACGTTGCAGCATTTGATAGTTTGGGTTTTCTTTCATCAAGCGTTGAGCTTGATCAAACCATTCCATCTTATTTGGCGATAGCGCCTCTTCTTGCTGACGCAGTGCATTGACGCGCTGCAACATACCCAAGGCCGTTACATCCTGTGATTTACGCAAACTATCCGCATAGGCTGCTTGTTCTTCAGGCGATAACCCCTGGGATACCCCTGGTATGGGTCGGTCACTTCGATAAGCTTTTCCATCAGGACCCTTGACCATGAAGTAACGCTCACCCGTGGCTTCGTCCGTAAAAAGCTGGTTTGCCTCGCCGCCATCAGCAAAACGCTGCAACATGCGTCTTGCTTCACTTACCTCACCGCCTCCTGCCAACCGAACAAGACCAAAACGACCCTCTAGGGGAATCACATTTTGATTTCCACCAAACCCGCCACCCATGCTTCCGTAACCGCTACCGTAAGGCGAGGGCTGCGAAAAAGTGCTACGCGTATTCGTATAAGGAGAGGAGGCACTTGATAAGGGTGATTGATTCAAAGGAATTGGAGCCGCTTGTTGTTGAAAAGGATTAACAGGTGCTGTCACGTTACCTTGGATCACGGCTCCAGGTCCAAGGGCATTTTGCATCTGTAAGCGCAGCTGTTGCTGTTGCTGTTGTTGTGCTGCCGCACGTCGAGCCAGAACCTCCTGGCCACTTTGTTCCTGGAACTGTTGGGCATAGGGCTGAATTGCCTGTTGAAAAGCAGCGGCTGCACCTTGGATGTCCTGCAAACTAAAAGGGCTATTGCCTCGCACAAAAGCATCGTTCAGCTCGCTGAACTGTTGGCTCAAGTTTGTAACGTTTGCATATGTCGGGTTAGCTGTAAAAAGCTGTGCAAAATTAGGCAGGGCAGTAGGGTTGCCGGACGTGCTCATCGCTGCTCCTTATTCATGGGGCGATTATCAGCCTAATAATACTCAAACTCAAGCTGTGTTGAAGACCCGATGCAAAAGCATCAGTAGTACTCAAATTCCAATTGCGTTGATGGCTCATCGGCCTCATCGTCGTCCAACGCAACAAAGTTCCCGGCCCTGAACCGGCTGATGGCCTGCACGGTGCTATCGACCAAGTCATCATTATCGCCCTTGGGGAAAGCGGCACACTCCTCAATCAACTCCTCTGCCCACTTCGTTTGTGGTGCCCAGACCATCCCCGACTCAAACACGGGTGCAACAGCATTCGCGCGGGCGATCTTATCCTGATTCTTCTTCCTGCCTCCCGGTGCATAAGTCGTCACAGGAATGCCCACGCGCCGAAGCTCCTGCTGCAAACTCGTCCCCGTGGCCTTGGCCTCGATCAACACATTATCCGGTCGCCAGTGATCGTACTGGGCCTTAGCTACCCTTTTGAGTTCCGGAAAGTCCCAACGGCCTTTTTTAACATCGAGGAGAATAATGGCAGGTCCGTCGTCTGCGCTGGGACGGAATACACCCCAGGTGGTGATGGCTGAAAAGTCAGCTGTCTCCTTCTTGCTGTATGCAGTGTCATAGCTCTGGATAACATATTCAACTTCGGGGGTGTAATCATTTTCCCAGATCCTCCACCAGTCACGCTTTAAAATCGCCCCCTCATCATTGGTGGGCTGCTGCTGATACATCGACTGCCACTTCTGCACCGACAACGTCGCCCGGACCTTTTGCAACTCATCAAGGCTCCAGTAGCTTGGCCAAAGGGGCTTTTCGTCCTCGGTATGCTCATTCAATATCGCCGGAAACTCAATCACTTCCCACTGATCCGACTTCGGCTCCGCTTGCGACCTGATCAACCGTGCCGTCAGATCCTTCATCCCCCAGCGGGTCATCACAACCACCACCGCCCCTCCGGGTTGCAAACGTGACCGAGGGCCCGAGGTGTACCACTCCCAGGCATTATCCAAAGCAAGCTCTGACAAAGCGTCCTGTTCGGAATGCGGATCGTCAATAATCAAAAGATCCGCACCGCGCCCTGTCATCGCACCCCCCACACCCACTGCGTAATACTCCCCGCCACCATTGGTGTCCCACCGACCAGCAGCCTTTGAATCCGCCTTCAAACTCACCGCCGGAAACAAAGCCTTGTAGTTGTCCTGATCCATCAAGTTACGAACCTTTCTGCCAAAGCGCACCGCTAACTCGCCGTTGTGCGTGGCTTGAATGATCTTGGACCTTGGCTCACGGCCCATGGCAAAGGCAGGCAAGAGGTAGGACGCAAACTCACTTTTCGTGTTATGCGTACACAGATACCCGTCCCCCGCTAAAAACAACCCGTCCCCTCGATCAACCTTGATGCATTGTGTATCGCCTGTCTCATGAAGCCTTTCTACGGTAATGTATCGGCCAAAGGTCCGCTCGCCCGTCAAAAGACGTTCACGCTTTTTAGGCAACAAACAACAATCACTGTGGTAAAACGACACACGCCACGTTAGGCCATACGACTTGTCACCAATCTTGGCCTCTGACTCAAGCACCGAGGCCTTTGTGCCAAGGCTTCGAATTAACTGCGCAACATCCTGCGCCATGCGCCAATCGCTTTGAGCAAAAGAACACTGTCCCTTCTTGCTTACACACCCGTCCGTATCCATTAACCCACGCAACAAATCAAGACGTTGTGTCACCGATCCAAGCATATAAACCTCTGGGATATGCTTATTGCCAAGAACGCCCAGCTCTTTAAGCTTTACTTGAAGGTCAAGCGTGCCGAAGGTTTTCCGTGTCGCTTGATCCGTGGTTCTTGTTCCACGGCGCTCAAACTCCTGGCGCAAAAACACCCTGTTCTTATCATCCGCCGTAATAATCCCTGAGTTTTTCGAACCATCCCCAAGCCATACACCCAGTACATACGGGTCAACCAAAAGGTCTTTTTCCTCGTACTGAACAGGTTTCACATCTGGCAGTCTTGGCAGTCGAACGTCTATCGCTCGCTTACCCTTCAAAAACTCTGTCTTACCACCACGCGTCTTTCTCAAGACCTCACCATGCTGCCTTCGCCACAACTCCTCCGTGGTGTAGTCATGATAAATCCCGTGCTTTCGATCAAGCCTCACGGTCCACAGATGCTCGCCATCCACAACTAACGATGCACCATCGTCGGACGTCACACGATAAAGCGTTCTGCCACGGAATACCTCTGATTTTCCAATGACTTTGGCGGGCGAGCCATCGACCGAGAACACCGAATCACCGACCTGGAGCTCGGCCATGGTCTTCCACCCTTGTGTCGTCGGTATCTTCATACTAGTCATTATAGCATGACGTGGAGGCATATTCACGATCAAGCGCTTTAACTCACCATTGATGATGCGGTCAAAGGCGTTGGCCATGCGACTGTGATGGGCGCTGAAGATCGCCTCCGGCCAAACATAACGAGCAAAGTCCAAGAAAGACTGAGTGCTCTTTTCTTGAGCATCAAGGATCCTGAGCCTTAGCTCAAGGCGCAGTTTCTCGGCTTCAACGTCGGCGGGAAGGGTCATTGGTTTTGAAATTTGCAAAAAATTTTCAGGGAAATCGTGTTCTAGAACAAGGGGGTGGGTTTCTGGAAACGAGAAAAGTGTACTTATATCAGAAAACTGTTTTAGGCCCTAGTTGTTTTTGCGAAACCGGGCCAAGGTCGGCGTCCGCTGCGAGGGCCGGGCCATCGCGCTGGATTCTAGAACCTAGAGCGTTATGAAATCTATCGATCGCCGTCGGGACTCGCCCCAGGGGCGGGGGCCAGGGCGCCAGGGCGCGTACCAGGGCGCACGCCTGGGCGATCGGGGCCCGCGTACCAGGGCGCAGCATGCGAGGCCCAAGGCCCAAGGCCCAAGGCCCAAGGCCAGCGAGCCACTCTGAGGAGCTAAGGATCATGGGGGATTGACAAGGGATCAAGGCGCAAGGATCACGCGCCTAGTTTTGATTGATGCGCCAAATGCATTAATCATCACGCATTGATGCATTGGGTTAAATCACAGTCTTTGCAGACCTTAAAATACAAAAAGACCGCACAAGGCGGTCTTGATCGGAAAAAACCGTATTAAATCAGACAGTTACCACGATTAAACTGAAATTGACCCGTACTCAATGGCGAAAACTGGCTCGCGTGTAAGCTTATCAACAATAACCAAGTTATATTGGTCATCCTCAACGTCTGCCAGTGAGGGGTCACGGATAAAGCCCTCAGACATCATCCGATCAAGGACATATTCTGGCTCACGGTCTATGTCTATAGTGATTTCACCTACGTTGTACCAAGCATTCCATGTCCAACCCTCTTCACTATCCACCCATGCATCGATGGATAAAACTTTGAATGTATGCTCTTTCATAATCATCCCTTTCTGTCTGTATTGCTAGCGTATCGCTAGTGGGATTAAGTATACACTTTTTATTGACGCATGCAAGGCCTAAAAGGTCACCCTTAATTCAGTGGCGATATTCCACGCCAATGTATATGCATGCTCCCTTACTTGGTCAGACTCAAGACCAAATTCCTCTAAAACTTCCTCAAAATGGGCCTCTTCGTTGTCGATTGTGTACTGTATAAGTCGACTAATCATTTGAAAAACTTCCTCAAAATGGGCCTCTTCGTTGTCGATTGTGTACTGTATAAGTCGACTAATCATTTGAAGTTGAGTGCTATCCATAAAAACCCCTATAAGAAAAACCCAAAAAACAAGGCGCATGCAAGCCCTGCGCCGAAAACGGAGGCTATAAGCCAATCCATGCCTAAACCTCAAGCTTTTCATTTTCCTCCTGATAGTGGGAGGCGATTTCATGCCAATTAACTTCAGAAATGAAGGTTAGAGCATAATCACGCGCCACGCCTTCGGGGGTCGTCGAATAGATTATTTCTTCGGCAAACTCTTTAGCGCTGTCGGGATCCCAAGGCCCCTCGGATCCGTCGAATAGCTCTAAATTGACGCGCCATGTAGCGTAGTTAGTCCAACCATTGTATGTAGTTGCCATGATCGATTTCTCCTGTATGAAAGCCAGTCAAAATGACTGGCTTGATTGGAAGTATATACATATTTAAAGAGTTTGCAAGTTAGCTCGACAACTTAGCTATCATCTGTTTCGCCTCTGATGTTACGTTTGAAACCATGTCAATATAATAACCGCCTTCGATGAAGTCTCGCACTGACTCATAGAGGCACCCGCCTAAGTAATCCGATCCAAGCAATACATCGTGCTTGTACGCCTCAACGCGAGCAACGAACCAAAGCAATAGGCCCTTGTCTATCTTGTCGCATATATCTTCCAAGTCTTCAATAGCATCATCAAATAAGTCTCTCGGGTGCATGTCTTCTGGTGCAAAACTGAGCACGACACGGAACCCGTCTATGTCTTCAGTGTTAACCTGTTCATATATCATTTTAACCCCCTCTGTTAGACTTGAGCACTCTTCGCAATTGATTGGAACATCTTGTAATAGTCGCGAGCGATACGATAGTCATCACAGCGTACCTTATCCCGTAATTCGGATCCCACATAACATTGCACTAGGTACATGCCCGAGGGATGAAGACGGTCTAAAGTTGCGTAACCGTTTGAAAAAACCTTAATTTTGGTCATGTCATTCTCCTGTATGAAAGCCAGTCAAAATGACTGGCTTGATTGGAAGTATACACATAACCAAAACGCTTTGCAAACTATCGCCTTTTCTTATCACTAGTGAGAGCCCGAAGGGCGGACATCAAAACAAAATTCCGAAACAGCGTCCACACGAGAGCCCACTTAGATTGATGCATGTTCAACACCCTTCGAAAGCCACTCGTCCAAGTTTTCCCGGATAGCAATCGCTTGCTCACGGGTAATCGGGCTGGAGCAATGCGCGCCCGTCTTCCAAAGTGCAAGCCACAGTCCGGTCTCATGGTCGCTGAGTGTTAAACGCTCATAATTACCAAGTTCAATTGCTGCATTCCATTCCATCACTTTCTCCTTTCTTAAACATCGAGCCTTAACTATACACTTTTCAAAAAGCTTTGCAAGCCTCCCGAATCCCCAATCCGCCAAACCGCATTCGGTTTTTCGCTTATCCCTCGCTTGGCAACTTCAACCACGCGATTAGCACGATAGCCGTAAACATCAGTATCGACCGAGCGAAGCACGCTCTCAGGCCAGTAATGCACAAGCAAGGCATAGCCAATGCCTGCTTCGCTGGCCTGATGAGCAAAGGCGATCTGGTGAGGCGAGAGTGCAACTTTCGCCCCTGCCCTGACAACCTTCAACTCCAGGAACACGACACGCCCATCGAGGGCAATCATCACGTCAGGAAAACCCAGCGGAAGCTTGCACTCAACTCTCATCGTCATGGAACAAAGGTCTTTCAATTGGGGCTGCACCCTTTTCCAAAAGTCCTTTTCTAATTTTCTCGGCATTGCTCAACCTTTCCAAAACGGTAGGCTTAGACGGTGCAACGGGTTCCACGTCCAGCACCTCACCCTGGTCGGACACAATAGCGGGCTTGCTGCCCCCATAAAGCTTGCTGATTTCCTCAAGCTTTTTCATGACCTCTTCTTTGCTCATCGAATCAATCGTGCCAACCCGGATTTCCTTGCGCTCCACATAGATCGTCCCCAAGGCCTGCCCACGTCGATATTCAGCCGCCACTGCTGCCGAGTAGGCCCCCGCAGCCAAGGCCATGTCCCTGATCCGTTGCATGTCCTTCATGTGCCGTTCGAACGAAGTGCCATGCTTAACGGCAAGCTCCGTTCTCAATTCCTGGATCGCCTGGACAATGTGGGGCGACTGATGGGGATCGGTAAGCTTCCTGGAGTGCCACTCAAGCGTACGTTCAGGATACCCAGCCCTCCTGGCCGCTTCCTTAAGCGTTACGTCCCCATCCCCGGTCACATACTCCTTAACGAACGTCCACTCCTGCTTGGTCAAGACCTTCTTGCGAACCTTCTTGGGCAACGGCGTAGTAATCCGTTTCTCAACAACCTCTGGCCGCATCAAGGGGATCTGGTCTAACAAAGGCTTCTGTTCCCGAAGCGGCACTCCAGGCGTGACCACGCCCGTGCTCACGTCGAACACCGAAGCACCAACGCCAACACCCCCAGAAACCCCCTCAGAACCGTCTACAAGCGATTCTTTCACCGAATCCTTCTGCATACCCATTCCCCTTCATCAGAACTGCTCTGGCGCACCCAGAACTGCCTTCCTGGATGCCTTGCATAAAACGACTGCAACCCTGATCGAACAGCACTGGCCTCGCCCATCGATCTTAGAACAAAGTAATCGCCAATCAACATCTTGGCAAAAGGATACTTTGCCCTTCCCGTAGGCCCGAAAACAACACCCCAATCCCGAGGCGTGATCCCTGGCAAACGGATCTCTTCATCTTTCGCTTTGCTCACCAAAAAACCTCCTTTTTCAAAAGCTATAACACCGACCGTTCATCCACCCTCTACTACCGCTCACTCCCAACCATTACGTTGACACCATTTCAGATTAGTAAGTGAACTTTTAGCGTTTTTTTTTTTTTTTTTTTTTTTTTTTTTTAATTCAACGTAATAATGAACTTTTAACGTAATAAGTGCATTATAAGTTTATATACATACAAATAGCAACTCCATTACCGTAATGAAAAAAGTACTGTCATATAGCAGCCCAATAACTACGGTACTTCTTACGGCATTACGTCTATTACTATACTTTCAAAGTTTTGAAAAAAAAAAATTTCAAACACAGAAAGTTCATCTAATACGCCTCTGGATGTAATAACTCCCACCCCCTCCCCACTGCTATACTTTTTTATCATGAACTTCACCCCAAAACCACGCTTCTATACACATACGTTTATTACACCCTTTTTTGACCCTTTTCTACCGCTCATCACCCTTTTACCTCCGCCCATCCCCTCCCACCACCTCAAAAACCTATAGCGATCCCCGTGACCCTTGGTCCATGAGCCTTGATCCCTGCCACTTCCTCACTAAGTTAGTGCCCACTAACAAAACAAAAAGACCCGTGAGCCTTGACCCACGGGCCTCAATCCGTGAGCCTTGATCCTTAATCCTTGGACCTTGACCCCCGGGCCTACCAAATCTCCTCTGTAACCCGGTTACGGAGGATGTTTTGCCTTTGCGCGCCTACCAAATCTCCTCTGTAACCCGGTTACGGAGGATGTTTTGCCTATGCTTGCCTACTGCACCGCCAGTTGCTTATGCCTTCTGTTGGTGTAGTGCAGGGTTGCTGCATGGACGTGCTCACCGAAAGTGATCTCGCGCACCCCCTCAACGTCTGCTGCTGTCATAGCGGGCCCCAGGAAGATCATTTTTTGCCCATCGGCAAGTGTGACGTAGAGCACCTGGACGTCTTTTTCAAAGCCAAAAGCCTCCAGGATCGTCCCTGGGAGGTTTTCTAGATCATTAAGGTCCATACCCCTTACTCCTTATAAAAAGACGCCCAGAGCGCCTATAAAAACATTTCCCCTTGCATAGCGTTGCGGCGCTCGAGCATGTTCTCCGCCATCGAGAAGGCCAGGATGGCCACACGGTCGCGGTAGATTTCGTTTTGCATAAGCAGTTCGATGTTTTCTTTGCCATACGCGGCGATTGCCCCTTGCATCGCGGCCATAGCGTAGTCGTCAAATAAAGTTCTTTGCATAGTATTAGACATAGGTGTTACTCCTGTTTGCCATTTGCATGGTGCTGCTCCTGGTTAGGTTAAATAAAGTGACGGGAAAGGCAGATTACATGCCCGTCTCATGCCTGATGTCGCAGCATCACGTCCACTGGATGCCGCGCAAGGGCACGCTCACATCTGCCATGCTAGTGCCCCTGCTGTACCACCCTACATCTTGTCAGCCGACGCCTTGTAAATAGTCCGCAGCCTCATCGTAGCCCGCTTGCCTGAGCGCTTTAAGGCAATGGTCAAGCCTACGCTCACCGACATCAAAAGCAAAGCTATCCAGGCTGGCCATATCGGCGTGAAATCTTGTCTGAGACTGGATATTCTTGCTGATGGTAATCCCGGCCTGTCTTGCCAGCTTGAACGTATCAAAGGAAAAAGACTCAACGGGACTGTGCTTTTCATCGACGAAGGACGTGGCCTTCTGGTGTGCATTGTGATCACCGCTCATGTGCTGCTCTCCAGTAGTAATTTTTTGATATGTCCGGGGACCTTGGGCAGTGGTGCCCAAGCCAGTGCCCAATCGCCCCAAGTCCCGATCACGCAAGTCCCTCCTGGGTTCAATAGCAATAGCTTCACCCCCAGCGGTGGCTCCTGTTCCTGAGCCGTGCGCCATGAAGCTTCACCCGCGAGGTAGTCTTTCATGTCCTTGCTCGTATGACGTTGATTGCGTACGCGTAGTAATTGTGCGATTCGTTTCGCTCTTGCAATCGCTCAAGCATGTCAATGATCTGTTTCTCTTTCTCAGCGGCGACAAGGGCAGCGAAACGTTCAAGCTGATAAAAGGCATGAACAACCCCGTTGGAATCAGCAAGCCCTGCTTCCCGCGCCATGCGGATTATTTGTTCGCGGTTCATCCTTCCACCCTTTCATAGGTCATGTCAAAGATGTCTGGCTTGCACGGGTAATATTCACCCTTCACGCCGGTGATGATCCAGTCGCCGGGGGTGACGATGTGGCCGCCTTCAAGTGTGTCAATCCAGCCCGTGTCGGATTCAATCCACTTGTCACTGATGCCGTCCCCAATCATGCGTTTTTTCACCATCGGATGGTCGCCGTGTTTGAACCATTGTGTGGCCTCGATGACCACGGGCTTTTTTCTGAATTTCATTTATTTCCCCTTGCTCGTATGGCTTCCGCGATCAGTTCCCCGTCTATTGACGGTCCCTCTTGAAAACAAATGGAAGCACACGCCTCACGCTCGGCAGCGATGCGCTCTTCAATCTGCCATTCAAGTTCTTCCAACAATTTTTCTATGCTGTCGCCATGACCGGTTGCGTAACCTTGGCTCATCATCCAAGCGGCCAGCTTCTCACGTTCGGCATCTGCAACAAGGGCAGCGAAACGTTCAAGTTCTTCCGGAGTAAGCACCACGAACTCGTTTAAGTACGGGTCTACTTTGTCCTTATCAGCAACTTCCCGCGCCATGCGGATGATGTCCTCTCTATCCATGATTCTTCTCCTTCAAGGCTTGCTCAATGGCTCGTGCAAATCCCCATCGGTCAAACCACGCCGCATTACTTTCGTCGATTTTTTGGGACAGATAACTCAAGTCCTGAATCTCCCCATCCGTCAGCCCCTGCCACTGGTTCATCCCTGTTGATTTCTCGTAGTCCTCAAAGCCCTCAGCCGAATGCAGGTTGGGGTTGGTACTGCCGCAGTTGCGTCCGGCGCAGGGTTGCATTTGTGGCTGCGTGGATGTGTAGAGGGGCTTTACTACTGACCCATCGCCTTTCAGTCGCGCCATTTCATGCGCCTCTTCTTCGGTGAAGTTCACGTCGTGCAAATTTGGACCATCAAAAACACCCCAAGCTACCGGCTCCTGCTCCGGCTGCGCCAGCCTCTCGCGCAACGGTGCTGCTGCATCTGTTGCCACTTTGTGCGGGTACATAGTCACTATCGGGCCACCGTCTTTAGGTTTGCGGACTTGTATCTTTGTCGACGGGTTTTCGTAGCGAGCCAACAACTCCAACGCCTCGAGCGCCTGCTGCATCAGTTCTCTGTCGGTCATGTGTTCTTCTCCCGCAGTTTGGCTTCGATGCTTCGGTAGATGTCTTCGGTTCTGTATGTACCCATCAACCGCACTTTAATTTCGTTGTGCATTTCTTCAAGCTCTTCATCCGTCAGCCCAACCCATTCATGTTCACGTTTTGCCTTTTCATCGACACGTTTTTGCGATGTGTCGTCGGCATCGACAAGTGCTTGGCGAAGGGCAGTGATGGCTTGCTTTCTGCTAACAAGCCCAGCATGACTTATTGGATCACTCTCCAACGCCTCTAGCGCCATTTGCATAGCTTCTCTGCTCATATGTTCTTCTTCAACATGGCAGCAATGACCACAGCGTGGACACTCAAAATCATTCATGTCCGCGCCCCTATGCCAAAGGGATCGTGCCAAGACCTCGTTACCTTAGGCTCACGCTTCTTGTAGGTCCGGTATTCATCCTTGACTGCAAAGCAGATCACCATCGTCCGCTTCCAGGTCACTTCCTGCTGTTTGTAGCCCTTTGTCTTGATGACAAGATCATCTGCGGCTAGTTCAACCAGCAACTGATCAGCACGGCGCTTGGTGATCTTGAACTTCTCCCCGACATGCTCTGCCGTAACGGGATTCTTGAGCCCCCGCAGATAATCGAAGATCATCTGCTTTCGGAGCTCCTTTGGCATCAGAGTCATAACTTTCTCCTGTAGTAAAACGCCCACGCCCCGTGGTCCGTGAGCCTTTTAAATAGCTTCGTCTTATCGACTAGACCTTTTGCTTCGAGCGCTCTCATCATCTTGAGCGCATTTTGCGGCGTACAACTAAAACTTTTGGCCAAGTCCGCAAGCGACATCCAATCATCAAGCGCTTGTAAGTATCGATTTTGCGCAGGCGTCAGCGCCCTGTATCGGTTGAGCAAGAGCTTGCTAAAGCGTTTGACCGCTTCCTCATGCTCTGCCCTCCCCGATAGCAACACGCCTGTTCGCCGAGCCAGCTTAAGGATCTCGGCATTGTTCACGCCCGATCCCCTGCATGCTGCTTCCAGCCATCGTTGCCCTGCATCCGCTGCTCGTAAACTTCCATGAGCAACTCTGCTGCCTCTTTAATCTTGAACTTCTCTGCCGTGCAGTAATCTGGCAAGCCCTCGGCGTAACCCTCAAGCCATGCTGCAAGCATCGCAAACTTGTGAGCGGGACTCATGACTATGGCCTCAACCACTGCTGCCAGTTCTTCGTCCACTCCCGAGGCCACAAGAGCTGCTCTTCGACCTTGGCTCCCATGGCAAAGAGCTCCGAGGCCGAAAGCCGCATGTTCACGTCCTCTTGGTACTCCTCCATCTTTTTCATGGCGTTGTAAGTCGTTACAAAGGCCCCTGGCTGCACCCAACAGGGCCTGCTGTAATGGGGCAGGTAGGTCATACCATTCAAGACAAACACGGGCTCAGGAGCCGTGATCGCCATAACTTTAGTCTGTGTCGGATAAATAGTCACAATGATCGTCCTCTAATTAAGTCCGCAATACCCCGTGATGCCACGGGATCTGCAATTTGTGCGCAAATCTCGCGCTCCTCTTCCACCATTTCCCTGACAAGCTTGGCAAGCGCTCGGTCGTCCACCTCATAGACGACCCATTGCTTGTTGATCTTGCGCAGTTCCTTGAACCCGTGGTCCTTGGCCCGTGAGCGAAGCTCCAGGATCAGTTCACGGTTCTCAAATGACGCCATGCCTTTCACTCGGTGCCTCCTGGATTGCTATAGCGCGCCATAAACGCTGGATCTTGGGCCTCATCATCAGCATCCAACATTTCGATAAGACGCGTGAGGTGGCGCACAAGACGCCACTCGTGATGATCAAGCGCCACCTTGATGACGTGAACAATGGCTTCGTGATCCTTAGTCATTGTCATCCTCCCCTTGAGCGATGTAAGCCGATCGGACCAGTGAAAGCACGGTGTTCAAAGCTTCATCTTCGGTCATCAATTCACGGTCAACAACGTAATGCACATGAATGCCCATCAACCAGCTGATTACGTACATCACTTCATCGGCGTCATAATCATTGAAAAGCTCGATGGCCTTAGTTAGCAGATCTGTGCTTGCTTCGACAACCTTTTTTAACTCGTCATCGGGGCTCATAGCGTCCTGCCTTGCAGCCGCTCGGCAACAAGTTTGGCGTAGCCTGCGATATCAGCCCATGAGTCAATGTGATCCGCATCGCCGTTGATGATGCGAGCGATCTTATGGATGATCATGTCCAAAGCTTCTGCTTGATCATCGGCAAGGCGCTTGTTCCTTGAGCCAAGCTCCCTGTAGAGCACTGACTTAAACTCTTGCGCCGTCTTAGCAAGCGAGACAAAGGTGCCGTAGCTTTGGGCGCGCTCTTGCAGGATCTTATCAACGCCATCAAAAACAGCCTTCTTAGGCTGAGTAGCGTCAGCAACCTTCCGTACCGCCTCTAAGAGGCTGAGGGGTATGACGCCAACCTTGGGCTTGCGAGGACCGAGCTTGCGTCCCTTAAGCGGTGATGGACCGAGCTTGCGTCCTTTCAGGGGCGAAGGCTTTTTGCGTGGACCGAGCTTACGCCCCTTGAGCGGTGAAACCTTCTTGGCAGGTGCCTCTGGTGCAACGTCTTCTTTACGTTTCTTCTTCATGATTACTCTCCTGTTGAAAATAGAGCTTTGTAAAAAGACCACTTGGCCTTGTAAAAAGGATCCTCACTGGGTGGGATCCAGGTCTCGCGTGGCTCTCGCTTAATGTTGACTGCAAGGCCAACACCCCGAAAGCTGTACTCGACTTCTTCGACGGGTCGGCTATCGATCTCCTTTGCACCACGCAGATCAAAACGCGTAAGCGTCTTGGCAGCAGGCTGGTTACGAAACCTTGCTAGGACATCTGAACCGGACTTCCATTGACGTTCTTCCATCTTCTTTCTCCTGTATCAGTAAGGTGCTAACTCAACATCGCTGAGTTCATTTACTTTATCACGTCTTTTTTGTTTTTGTCGCCATTTGATGATTTTTTCTTGCTCTTGCTTTGTCCTGAATGGCCATTTCATCTGTTCAGGACTGATAGGAAAGTCAGTCTTCGTGTTGCTTTCTGTATTCATTGTATTCCCTCAGTAGTTTGTCATGCATCTCGTGCAGTTTGTGTAACTTCTCATCAGCCTCGGCCCAACGAAGCTTCCACACCTTGGCAGCTTCGATGTGATTAACGGCGTACATGATCGTGCGCGCGTCTTCTCTGTCAGTCATCTGCTCGGCCATCAGCCGAAGTTGGTCGGTCAGGTGTTGCATCGGTTTCTCCTTGGTCGTCAATCATCCACGAGTACGCGCAGATGTTCAATTGATACTGGAATTCCAACTCGCGTATCTCCCGCCTCAACCGGTCCATACGGGTCTGGTAGTAGTTCAAGTTGGCGCGGATCCCGCTCCGGGATAGGTTTCTGTAGGGTTCGATGGTGTTCAAAGGCTTCGTCCTCTAAAAGCATTAGATTAGATTCAGTCAATGCGCCGAGAATGTTGACACGTCTTGGCCTATCTTGATGTTCAAGATCAAGCCATGCGGTTTTGATATCGATTTGCTCAGGCAATCCAGCTTCGGCTGGCAGGACTTCGTATTGAACAAATACTTCTAATTCATTCAACACGTTCGATAACGGGGTTGTGAAAGCGCGCTTCAAATTCTTTCTCCATTTCTTTAGCTTTCTCGGGGTCTACGCGAGAAAGTGTACGTAAAAACTCCGCGTAGATCAAGCGATGCGCAATCGTTGAACGAGAAACCATATGAAACTCACTCAACTCTGTCAGCATCGCATAGGCTTCCAGTGGAAGCATCACCGTACACCAAGGTTTTGTTTGTCTGCGCGAGGGCGAGACAACCTTCTTCTCACGCTTAAACCATAAGCGTGGTCGGCCCTTCTTGGACTTCTTTTTAGTAGTCATGAAAAAAGCCCGTGATCCTTGGACCACGGGCCAACATCGTCGGGAAGACAACAGGAGAGGTAGCTATAGACACTACCGCGTTCATTATGCAGCCCATGGAGAACGGTGTAAAGATGCTCATCCCATCGACGCTCCCCACGTCTCACCTATCTCAACGTCCACCACTGACGGTACTTCAAGCTGCACAGCATTAGCCATGATATGTGCGGCCTCTTCAGCCTCTTCACGCTTGTTCACGGATAGCGCAAGCTCGTCATGTACGGAAAGCAGGAGATCAAACCCTGCTTTATGGAGTTCAACCATAGCCTTCTTGGTCTGATCCGCTGCTGAACCCTGAATCAATCGATTCAGGCCCTTATAAGTCATTGCACGCTTGATTCTTGGTCCATATTTGATGGAGGCTTCCTCAAAGGGCAGTGCCTTATTGATACCCCATTCAGTGGGCTCCCAAAGCGGGAAGCGACACTTGCGTCCTAACAAGGTACGGATCGCGCCACCGGATCCCCGATGCTCAATCCGGCGCATCACGGCATCCACGGTGCCACGCAAGAAGGGCACTTTTTGATGAAAGGTTTTGATGAGTTCACTGGCCTCATCTAGAGGCATATCAAGCTGTTGAGCCATCTTTGCTTTTCCGGCGCCGTACATGATGGCCAGGGTGCAATTTGATACTAAGGTGTTCGATACAGTGAAACGATGGCGGGGTCCGGCATTGAGTATGTCGTACACCTTCGCATACCGACGCGTTGATACGTGGGCAATTGATCGGGCTCCACACCTTGTTTGATCAACTTCACTGTCCAACCGCTCGTAAACTGGAAGTTTGGGTGATCCGTTTTCACAAGATGCCAAACATGACCTAAACAAACTCTCTGACCACGATACGTAACATAGCGTGTTATGCGACGGTTGGCACTGTTCTGTGAGGACGTGGCACACCGAATGTTCCCACGTACGTAACCCTTGTTGTTGTCGATCCGATCGATCTGTTTGCCAATCCAATCCTCGGCTGGAGCCACTGTGAGCAAATACTCCACCAATTCCTTGACCGACTCGAACTCGCAAGTTATGCCACGACTTCCATAATGAGCATAACCCTTGTCGTTTGGATTGTTGCAGCGTTGGAGGATTGAAACCGCTCTCTTTTGTAAAAGAGATACCCCACGGGAAGAGACTAATAAATTGCCCGCCAGACGATGACGCTCCGTCATGGCACAGGAGTTGCATTGTTTTGACCTTCCACGTTTCAAGTTGTCTAAAACCTTCCAGTCCTCGACGCCACAGGCGCATCGCACCCTTGTATAGTGATGCTTGCCACGACGTTGGATCTCCCTGGTGACCACTGTCCACATACCGAATTGCTTGCCCAGCATTTCCGGTTCGTACAGGTGTCTCCAGTCTTGATGCTGCGAGCCCGAGAGAAATCTTCCCTGATTCGACTGTCCAGATGTCGTGATCCGGTGTTGCGGTGAGATTGCCATAGGTGATTACCTCCTTGTTACCCATGAACACCACGCCATCGTGGTTCACCCATTCTACCCCATCCCATACCTTATGTGCCGTGGTTATTTTTTCAATGGGGACTAGCCCACTATCAGTGAGTACAAGTTGGCCTTCTGCAATACATGTCTTCGCAACCTTCCGTGGCACGTTCGCTGCGTCGGCTACGATCTGATAGAAGTCTGTTCTCGGATTCTCTCGATAAGCCTTCACGACTTCGTCAGTACCAGAAAGACCTAATAAATGTGCGTAATGAATCAAGATCCTTGGTTCTTGAGACGAGAAGTCGTTTGCGGCCCATTTTTGACCCTCCTCCGGAAGGAAAAGTCCCCTGACTAATGGACCAAGAACCTCGTGTCTTGCGCTGACCTGTTGAAGATTCGGGTTGGCCATGGAAAGCCTGCCTGTGACCGTGCCACCATCGTCTGATCGAATCTGATTGATGTGCGGGTGGATGCGGCCATCGTGTGCAGAGAAGTCCAAGTAAGGCTGCAAGAACGTGCCGTGGGTCTTGTTGAGCTCGCGTGCTTCAACGATCTGTTTGCAGATCGGGTGCTCGTGCGTGTCAAGAAAACTCTTGGTAAAACTTGGTAGTCCGTTCGCGGTCCTTGGGTAATGGATCCCGAGCTTGTCAAACCCTGTAGCGATGCTGGCTGCGGCCCAGATGTCTACGGGCGACCCGCAGGCCTTGCGAATGGCCTTAACCAGTTGGGCCTCTTTGTCTTGCATCTCGCCCACGAGCTTGGTTGCCCGATCGCGATCAAAGCGGATGCCGCGCTTGGTGATGCCGACCAGCACAGGAAGGAGTTCAGTTTCTAGATCAAAGATCGATTCAACTTCTTCCTTGCGTAAGACCGCTTTGAAGTGCTGCCAAAGCTTAAGCGTGAGCGCAGCATCTTGCTCGGCGTACTCGCCCACAAACATGGCAGGTAAACGCCAGAGTTCTTTCTTGGCATGAACGCCAAAGTCTTGTGCGGCCTCCTTCAGTCCCTGCTCAGACTTGACCTCTTTGAGGTAATCGAAACCGAGGGCATTGAGGGCGTAGCTGAATCGGTTTTCATCGATGCAAGCAGCAGCGACCATGGTGTCAATGATTCGACCCCGCACATTAAATCCAGAGGCGAGAAGCCATCCAAGATCGTAGGCGGCGTTGTGCATGATCTTGGGACATGGAAGGTCAAGCACACGTCGAATGAATCGCTCAACAATCCCACGGTCAAGGTTACCTCCACCCTCATGAGCAACTGGGTAGTAACCTCGCCATCCTTCAACAGCAATGGCGTAGCCGACAATGTAACCATCATTTCTTGGCCATCCGGGGCCGAACCGTTCCATGTTTCTGTCGCACGTTTCCAGATCAATTGCAATCTCCTTGGCGTCAGATAGATCGGGAAAAGAGGCCGGGGGAACCCACTCGGAGGTGGGCGGGAATAGTGGTAGCGTCACAGTCGAAAGCCTTTCTGGTTGCTGCGTGGCATGACCAAGTGCAAGGTTTTACGAGTGCGCGTGATACCAACATAGAGCAACCGATTAATGTCGTCGGGGTTAGTGTCATAACTTTTGGCAAACTTAGTAGACAGGTCTGTCAAAAGTAGAACATTATCAGCTTCTCCACCTTTTGCGCCATGGATCGTGGAAAGTTTTATCTTCGGTGCTGCATTTAATTTCACACCGCGTCGAAGTAAAGCAATGATGTACTGGCGCTGGCTTGCACTGATCTTGGTCAGCACCTCGTGCCAGATGCCATCGGTCAACAGGCCCCACTTCGCATGCAAATCCTTGATCGAGTACATCCGATCCTCGGGCGCACTGTTCAAGGTTTTAAATCCTTTAGCAATGAGCCCTGGGTCGAGATACGAGTAGATCGTTTTAGCAACCGATAGCGGGACCTCATTGCCCTTGCGCAACCCTTCCCAGCCGTAGACCGCTGCGAGCACCTTCTCGCCAATGCTCCGTTGTCCATGGCGCTCGAAAAGCAAACCTTGACTCTTGAGCCACTCGGGCAGTTCATCCAGCATGTAGTTTGCAGCGGCCATCACGAGCCACTCGCCATCGGTCATGTCGGCTTGGGAGAAATGGTTATAGGTTTGGATGTTGCCCTGCTCATCACGAGCAGACCACTCCTTGGGCTGTCGATGGTGGATGCGCTTAACCACGCGCTCGGCTAAGGCGTGAACCTTGGCAGGGATACGGTAAGACTTATCCAGCACCTTGACTTCGCCAGGGAAGGTAAGGAACGAATCAACATCAGCACCTGCCCAGTTGTAGATCGCCTGATCATCATCGCCTGCTAGGTAAACACGCGTAGAGCGTTTAGCAAGATCCTTGACTAACTGCCACTGAAGGCGCGAGAGATCTTGCGATTCATCCACAATCAGTGCATCAAGGCGCGGTAAGCGATTGGGTTCTTGCACGATCAACTCAAGCAGATCGGTGAAGTCAAGCAGTCCGTTCTCGCCTTTGTACTGACGATAGGCCCGCTCCACGTACTCGAAATGAAACCACTCGATATCAAGCGAGGACTGGTTATAGTGGGTCTTTAGATCAAGGCCCTTGATCCGTGCAAGGTTGATCTCGTTCAGAATGGCGTTGTCTGCTCGCGCTACGAACCCATCGATGTCGTTTTCTGTAGCGATCTCTAAGCCACAGCTTCTGCCAAACTCTTTATAGTTTTCATCTTGCATCATCTCGCTCTTGTTAATCCCAAGACAGCGAAAGGCCAGCGAATGAAGCGTCCTGAACCACGGGAAATCCGTAGCAGGGTTTAGATGTGGGAACTTCACGATCGCCCGATCACGCGCCTCGTTAGCCGCTTTGCGTGTGAAGGCAAAGTAGCCGATCTTGTTTGAGGCGGTGTCCTTGGACAACTCGTCTTGCACCACGCCCAAGAGGTACGTAGTTTTGCCGGTCCCGGGGGGACCGAATACTTTTTGCGTGCTCATTAGAACGGACTCGCTTGTTTAGCCGCTGGCGTCTCAAAGGGTGCTTCTTGTTTCGGGAAGCATGGGATACGCCACACGCGTGTGGTGCGGCCTTTGAGAAACATGGGTAATGGTTCACCGCCAAGATCACGCAGCCGCGGGCCATCTTCGGTGCGCTCAGGCCCTTGAAGTTATTGCGCGTGAGGTGGTCCTCAAGATCCTTGATGCGGAAGTAAACCTTCTGATCCTCTTCATCCACCCAGGGCCTGCCCATGAGGATTTCATCACGGTCCATGGCCTGCTGGATGTGCGTGGTGAACTCCTCCAAAAGCGCCGTGAATCGCCCTGTGATGGTGGTGTCCTCGGATGCCTCTTGAATCTGCTCTAGCTCGACCATCTCACGCAGTAAGGCGTTGAGCACTTGCTCCCAGTCTTGTTTGCGTAGCGTGGGCGGTAAGAGGTTGATCTTGTCCATGCACGCTTTTTGAAACGCCGCTTGGTTGTAGAGACTCTCCGTATCGAGCTCAACGCGCCTGCCGTTGATATCCAAGAACCATAGTGGAGGCTCACTGTTGTACTTGGAGAGGGCAGACATTTGAGGAGCATCAGGGCCATCGGCACCAACGCCAAACTTGCGAGTGCGACAAAGGCCAGCATTACAAAAAGAATTAATCGGTGCATCTTTACACTTGTACTTGTAATCTTTTTTGGTCAGTTGCTTAACGATAACCTGCAACTCGCTCAGTCCCAATGGGGGACCAAAGTACTTTTGATTGTGCTCGGCAAGCTTGTCTTCCCAGTTGTGCGCACCCGTGCGCTTGAGGTAGATGCCGATATTGAAAAGGCCGTTGTTCCTTGTGCCTTCAGGAAAGCCCTGTGAACACAGCGTCTGTAAACAAGGCGGACCGTCCTTGATGGGCTGCTCAGGCTTGGCGGGTGCCTCTGGTGCAACGAGTTGGTCTTGCACCGCATCGTCATATAAACGATAAAACTCTTCAAGCGTAGCTGCCGTGCCATCGCTCTTAATGCCATAGCGCAGCGTTTCATCGCCGCCAAAGTAGGGTAGGTTTAAGAAGTTGCCCGTATCGCCACGGTCAACAAGAATCTCGCTTTGCTTGGGAAAGATCTCTCTGCCTGACTCACCCAATAGGGCTGCACAGGCGGTGAGATACTGACGCATGTCAGCGGCAGGGATCGGTTCCTTGGTGAATGCAAATACATGCGCGCCGCCTGATTTGCTGCGGCAAACGACAAGGGGCAGCTTCAGCGTCTTGATCTTCTCCACAACGCTGCGGTGATCGAGGGGATATTGATCAATATCAATACAGCCCCAAATGCAAGAATTATCAGCCCGGATAGGAATAATGCCAAGAGAAGGCTCAACACCTTCCAGATGCTTTTCCCAGAGCTCATCCACCGGTGGTTGTCTAACCACCACGGCCTTTCCCGCTTGCTTGCCATCTCCCCTCGCCTTCTCAATCCGGTAGGTTCCGTAGGCGATATCCAATCCCTCAAAGATCGCCTTGAAGCGTTTGATGTCAGTCATTTCTGGCTTTCTCACAACGGGGTACTCCCCGGTCATCCGGCTTTCCCCCAGGTCAATCAGAACGGGATGTTGGCGTCGTGCACTTCTCCGGCTTCGGACTCGTGCTTAACCTTCACTTCCCCACGACTTACAGACTCTGCAAATTGTTTTGCAGGCATGTAAACCGAGGCAATCTGCTCGGCTGGAATCGAGCCAATGCGCTCAACTTCCCAACCGTACCACTTGCCTTTGTCATTACTTTCAGCCGTGGTCGTCAGCCGATACATCTGGCTGTAGATTGGCGGCGTGTAAGGACCGTTTTTGCCCATCAGTTTGACGGACATCATCATGCTGTTCCACTTCCTGGACTTCTTCAGTTGCGTGGATTTCATCACGATCAGTGCAGGGGTTGGGATACCTTCCTCATCCACCATCATCACGTAATGATTAGCGGTGTTTTCAATGTAATTCCCGTTGTCCAGATAGTCCTTGTTGTCGCCCGGAACGCGATTGGTGCGACTGAGGATATCGGACGTTGCTGGGTAGATCTGCACAGGCGCGCCCGACGAACCGCTGCCACGCGGTGCCCACTCAATGTACTGCCGTACGTAGGCGGTCGGAACAACCACGATACCCTTCTTGCCGTCGAAGAGTTCCTTGGTCACTGTGTTGAAGATCATCCCAGGCATGGCCCCTTCAACAACGCCGATCTCGTCAGAGTTGTTGGTGAGAGCTTTCAGAAAAGGAAGCGCAAAGTCATCCTTGTTCATCTGCTCAAGGCCTGCTCCCGCATCGGCTTCAAAAGCATCGGCTAATGCAAGTGCGGTTCCGGTTTGCTTTACTGCAACATCTGTCTTTGCCATGATCATGGTCCTTGGTTCGTGATTAATGGTTCGTTACTACGTTGATTTGATGCTGGCCTTGTTGCCGACGTACACACCGAAAAGTTCAGTGGGCACTTCGCTTCCCTTGACTAGCATCTCTTTGACCCAAGCCTTGAGGGTCTGGGGTTCTATCTTCTGGCTCTGCTCGGCCATGTAGCCTTGCGTTGACAGTAGATCCAGTAGACGAGCGCAAAGCTCATCTTCGCGACGGCCAAAACGCACCGTCACTGTGTTCTTGATGATGTCATCATAGCCACGCTCACGCAGCCAAGCAAAGGCCTCGGCCTGACGCTCCTTGCTGATCGTGGCGCTGTAAAACTGCTTGACCTCGATCTTACTGCCATCTTCCATAGCAAAGCTTTTTAAGCCAAGCTCTGCAAAGGCCTCGGGCAGTGCTTCTTCGGTCAGCTTGCGGTAATTGCTTTGACGCTCAGACAAGGTTGTCTCCAACTCTAAGATTTCTTTTTCCAAGAGTTTGGCACGCTTGGCGAGTTGGGCAATACCAGCAAGCTTATCGTCACCAATGGTGAGCGCATCGGCATCTTGTTCAAACATATCACTCATGGCTTTCTCCTTTCTGGGGGAACAAATCAACCTGGATGGGAATGTAACGCCTTTCAAGACGATCCCACTTAAGACATTTGTAGCGTCCGTTGTTCTTGGATGCTGCAACGGCACTTACGATGCCAATCGCCGTGGGGTCACCAATGAAAAGCAAGTAATCGTTGTCGGTGAAGTTCTCAAGCTTTCGTTGCACACGAGCAACGGTGGGGGCAACGCTAAACGCAATTTGCACGTTGTTTGGCAGGATCACTTCGATCGCACCAAAATCTAATGCAGACGAGATGTTGTGTTGCCCCGTTTCAGTAACGGCATAGACTTTAGCCAACGCCTTTCTCCTTTCTCAAATCGAAAACCGAGTGTACACTTCGATTTCAGGACATGCAAGTCCTGCAAGAAAGGAGAATGATGGAAGAGCAATATTTAGCGAATTACCCGTATCGAAACAAACCCTTCGCGCACCAGCAAGCGTACCTTGAGCGGTTCTGGCGCAAGCCTCTCGCAGCGCTTTTTGCTGACATGGGCACAGGCAAAAGTTATATGTTAATCAATAACTTAGCAATGCTCTATGACAACGGCGAGGTCAACGCTGCGGTGATCGTAGCGCCTAAAGGCGTCTACAGAAATTGGATCGATATAGAAATCCCAAAGCACATGCCAGCGCACGTGGTTTACCGCGCAGCACTGTGGACGCCCTCACCGCGCAAGGCTGAGAAGGCTGCACTGGATTCCATTTTTGAAGTTACCGAGGACTTAAAAATTCTCGTGATGAATGTTGAAGCGTTCTCAACGGACAAGGGCAAGCTCTTTGCGCAGCGCTTTGTCTTGTCGCACACGGTGCTGATGGCCGTTGATGAAAGTACAACCATCAAAACGCATACCGCTGCAAGGACCAAGAACATTACAAAAGCTGGAAGGCTTGCTCGCTTTCGCCGGATCATGACCGGATCGCCTGTAACCAAGACGCCGATGGACTTGTTCTCGCAGTGCAACTTCCTGTCTTCCGATTGCTTGGGCACGGACAGTTTCTACGCGTTCCAATCGCGCTTTGCAGTGGTGATCGAGCGCCGTGTTGCAACGCACGCTTTCAAGCAGGTGATTGGATACCAGCGGCTCGATGAATTGCAAAAGCTTGTCAGTCGGTTCAGCTTCAGAGTCACCAAGGAAGAGTGCCTTGATCTGCCTGAGAAGCTTTTTGTGCGGCGCGATGTTGATCTGACCGATGAGCAGGCGCTTGCCTACAACCAGATGAAAGCCATGGCGCTTGCACAGTTCTCCACAGGCACGGTATCCACGGTCAATGCGCTCACGCAACTGATGCGGCTGCACCAGATCGTATGCGGCTTCGTGAAGCTTGATGATGGCACCATACAGGAGCTGCCTAATAACCGCATCCAAGAGTTGCTCAACGTCATCGAAGAAACAAGCGGCAAGGTCATCATTTGGGCGACCTATCGACACAACATCGAGGCCATCCATCTTGCACTGCAAAAAGCGTATGGCATGGATTCGGTGGGCGTTTATTACGGCGACACAAAGCTTGATGAGCGCCAGCGTGTGATTGAGAAGTTCCAAGATCCAAGTTCCTCGATGCGGTTTTTCGTAGGCAACCCACAGACAGGCGGTTATGGGATCACGCTCACAGCGGCAAGTGTCGTTGTCTATTACAGCAACAGTTTTGATTTAGAAAAACGATTACAGTCCGAGGACCGTGCTCACCGCATCGGCCAAGTCAACAAGGTGACCTATGTGGACTTGATCGCTCCTAAAACGATCGATGAAAAGATCGTCAAAGCCCTGCGCGATAAGATCGATATTGCAACCCAAGTCCTTGGTGAGGAACTTAAACAATGGCTCATCTGATTCCAATCCGCGAGAAGTATCACTATGAAAAGCTTGCCCGTCATGACGGCGAAGGCGGTCGCACGTATGGTGATCAAAAATTACCTAGCGTGACCCGCATCCTTGAGTCAACCAGGGACAAAGCCAAGATTGACGAGTGGAGCGGGTTGGCAAAGAGGAGGCCGAGCGCATCAAGACGACCGCCGCCACGATCGGCACGCACATGCACAGTGTCATTGAGCACATGATTGCAGGGCAGGACTTGCCTGCGCCTTACACGCAGGAAGCGATCAAGGGCTACGAGATGGGCTACCGGCTGATCAACGAGCAGTTTGCGCATATCACCGAAGTATGGGGCTCGGAGGTTACTCTGTATATTCCGAATCGCTATGCAGGGACCACGGACATGGTGGGTTTGTACAAGGGGAAACCTGCGATCATTGACTTTAAGCAGTCCAATAAACCGAAGCGTCATGAATGGATCACGGATTACTTCCACCAGTTGTCCGCCTACGCGCTAGCGCACGACTATCAGTTTGGCACCGAGATTGAGATGGGTGTGGTGATGATGGCCATGCAATCCGGTGGTACGCAGGTATTCACGACCACCGGACGGGAGTTCAGCCAATATAAGACAGGCTGGCTTGAGCGGGTAGAGAACTTCTATCGTAACACCGCATCAAACGGGAAGAGCCTCTGAAGCATCTCTCTTGCCTGGGGCTGGGGTTGACCGGCAGGCGTTCTAGCTTGTGGGCGTCCTGGCTGTTGAGCCGGGGCGAATGAGCTAAGAAGCCCGCGTGAAGGCGGCGCTGGCGGGAGTTTCTTGAGCAAGCGCTCTGCCGTGCGCTCGGCAACTGTGGGAGGCGTAGGAGCAGGCTGCTCTTCTTCCTCAGCGGCGGTCAATCCGGCGTTGATCAAATAGCCTCTGGCAAATTGAGCAAACTTAATCTTCTCAGCTTCTGTTCTGTTTTTTTGCAACAGCCTGACCATGAACGCGGGATCTCTCGCAGCCTGTTCTAACAATGCACGCACGCTCTCATTGGGCATGCGGTCAAACATCTCCCGCATCATCCTCGATCCAGCCGAAGCGGCGATCAAAGTCGATCCGCCCTCTGCTGCTCCTGCACCGATACGAGCACCGACAACGCGCAAAAACAGGTCCTCTATCGCATCAGAAGTCTCAAGCACGCGTTCAAGAATTTGTTTGTTTTGCGTAACAGCTTCAATACGTGACAACTCGCCTGTCAACTTTTTAATGTTAGACAATTCACCACGATCCATGACCCCGGTGTCAACCAAAATATCAGCCAACGAAGGCCTACCGGTTGAAGTTGGGGCAAAAAACGCATCGTTGTAGGCTTGGAAGCTTAACTTGTCGCCGCCAGCTTTTGTGTAAGCATAATCATAAACAGCCGACTTAAGCGCATCAGTAAGGTCTCGGCTTTCACCTTTTGACATTCCCGTACGAGCTGCTTGAGCCAAGCGCCGCATGCTCAACGCAGGGTTCTGGCTATTAATAGCGTCGGCCACAGCCTCAGAAGGATTCTCACCAAGAAACTTGGCAAAAGCAACCTGCTTATCAATCTTCTTGGATATCGCTGAGTTTTGCTTGGTAATCAGATCCAGCGAGTTCTGCGCGCGAATGCCATTTTCTAGGTCATAACGCAGCCCTGGGATGTCGTTAACAAGCGCCTCGTTTTCGTTCATCCAACGCGACAACCGCGAGGTGTTCAAACGCTTGGTCTGCGGATCAATGGATGCCGCTGCTGCCAGACGCGTGGCGCGATCCACAGCGTCAGCAGTTGAAACTGCACGGGGACCTGCTCTGTTAACTGCGTCCTCAAGAAGCAGGGCCCTTGGGTCGTTAGGCCCGAAGTCTGCAACATATTGACTGTGCAGGCGAGGCAGTAAATTAACAGCGTCTTGAATCTGCCTCATGCGTTCATTAATGATATCCGCATTACCGCTAAAGGCCCGTGAAACAAGGACCTCGGGAATGATACGGTCCGCCCCTGTTCTTGTTACAGCCCTCATGTCCCCGGCAAAAGTGCGTGTATAGGCGTCATTTATTTCTTTGGAAAAAGCACGCGCAGTGTCATAGGCAGGATTAGGTACTTGATCCATGTCATCCAGCAGCGCCTCGGAGAACTTGGAGTAGTAGGCATAGTTAGCACGCTCGCCTCTTGCCTCAGCGTCCATGGCCAAGCGCAACATGTCGCGACGCGCATTGACAAGATCGCCCACGTTGATCGCGCCACGGCGAACAAAATCCTTGCCAGCCGCGATAAGTTCTTTTTCTGTATCAACAAGCTGACTTTTCATGCCTGCGTAGGACAGATCCCCTTTCTTAATGGTCGAGAACTGGCGTTTGAGGGTCTGATAAACGTCGAAGAGATCAGGGTTAGCCTCCTGACCAAATTTCATCAGCTGATCTGGCGTCAGGTTTTTGACATTCTGTGCTTTAGACAGCCTTCCGTAGATATCCTTAATGATCGCCGGGAACTCACGGTTGTAATACTCGGGCGACATTTCAGACCGAATTGTCTCGAACTGTTTCGTAAAGTTGTTGGCAACAACGGCCTGCCCGTCAGTCAAACGCGCGACAGCAGCGCGAATCTGCGCTTTACTTGCTCCCTGTTTTCGCATAGCTGCCACGGTTTCATTGACTTGGGCTTGGATGGCCTTAGGAACATCTAACCAAAGAGCATGTTCGGCCTCTCGGACGTCTTTTAATGAATCGTCCACACTGCTTCGAATAGTTAAACCTAGTTCCCTGCGATTAGCTGGGCTATCTTTAGTAATACCTGAGATTGCTATAGCCGATCGAGCGTCCGCGTTAGCTAAACGACCTTCAAGAAGATTCCTAAAATACTGGCTTCTCAGTTGAGCAGCTTCTTGCAGTAGGGTCGGATCGCCTGTTTTGTTGAGGGCGTTAATTAAGCCTATGATATTCGCCTGAGCCTTGGCGCTTTGATCTGCAATCTTGCCTCCAAAGACATCGTTCTGACGAGACAAAGACGTCTCAAGGACCATCAATGGGATGTCGCCTGTCTTTTGGGCTGACGTTAACCCAGGAACAATTCCAGGCTCTTGCAGTGCTTTGATCAGACGCGGCAAGTACTCATCGTTATACTTCACGGCCCATGCATTAGGGTCCGTTTTAAGTAATTCGGGCTCAAACTGTTCTTGAAGGATACCTGACAAGCGCTCCGCAGCACGACTTTCGCGCTGTGCTCCCGAAAACCGAGAAATAAAATTGCGAATCAGGTTTACTCCCGGCACTGCTACAACATTAACAAGATTAGGGATGGATAATAGGCCTCCAACAACTTCTCCTGTCAGCCTTGGTCCTGTCTCACCTGGATACAATTCTTCTGCAACACCTGCGCCTACGCCAGAACTAACCGCTGCTGAAGACTCTGCGGTTGCGTAGAGAATAGGGTGTCTTTTAGCAAAGTCTCCGATCTTACCTAGAAAATCTAGGACTCTAACGCCAGTGTTGGGATTGATGGTGTAACCAAGCGGCAGAAAAGCAAGACCGCCGCCCGTGGTTTTGCCAGCTTCGCGAAAAGGTTTAAGCGTCGGGTCCGTTTGTTCATCGTAAAGCCTCTTGGCTAAAGGCTCTCCGGCCATGCTTCCTGAAATCATTCCAACAAGGCCGCCTCCTAATGTCCCAACGACAGTAGTTCCGGGTTGCCCAACGGGCACGCGAGAACTAAGTTGAAATCCCGTTCTTGCTCCACCATAAGCACCGGCGGCGGCAGGCGTCTGCTCGACGAGGCCCTGTACAAGACCTTTAGCGTATTCGGCAGCGGCATCAGAAAAATCGGCTGGTTGTTTAATTAAATCGCCAATATCCCCTCTGAACTGAATCTCTCTGGCAGAAGGCTCTCTTCCACTCAAGCTAGGCGGAAGCGGAACGGGTTTTTCGCCTTCACGTAAAATCAAGTCACTGATGTCATCGGCCATCACTACTTCCTTTGCTCAATTCTTCCCGTGGGCAGATACAAAAACCAGGATCCAGGGGGGAGTGCCATGACTTCCTCTCTGGTTGAGGCGCGGTTCTTAATTAAAGTCGATCGAACCTCGCGGATATTTTGTAGGTCCTTTTGTGCCCTTTTCCTGTTTTCGCTTCCAACAGGTTCGTTACTTGTTAATGCCAGAGCTGCTTCTTCGTAATTTGCTAAGGTAGCGTCAACGGCTGCGAGTCTTGCAAGGTAATCTTTTTGGTTATCGATGAATGAAGGTAATAACGCAATGCGCTCTTCCAACTGATTTTTTACCTTTTGGCCCAGTATATCCGTAGTATTTAAAGTAGCAACGAGTCGTGGGTAGGTGTTTTCAATGTATGTTTTGGCACTTGATGAATCGGTTTCAACCATCCCACCAACAACCGGAACTCTTGAAACCGCAGAGGACACCACAGCTTTTGGTCCTGTAGCTATACCAGCAATATCAGCGAAACTGAGCTCTGCAAGTGCTGGTTTTGCGGCTTTAACCGGTGTTGGCGCTACCGCAGCGGCAGCAGGAGCCGTGGTCGTAGGGGCAGGAGCAGGAGCAGGCATTGCAGCCGGAGCAGGAGCAGGAGCAGGCGCTTGAGCCGTGGGCCTTGATCCAAGGGCCTTGGACCGTGCATTAATGGCCTGTGCGATGTAATCAGGCATCTGAGCCCTAGGTAGGGTTCTTTCAACCATTCTGTCCGTATCAGGATCTCTGTATCGTTCAACAATAGGAGGCTGCTGATACTTCTGATTGATTGAAAGCTCCAATGCTGCAATGCTCGGGTCTGTCAACGGCACTCCAGACGCATAAGCATTGACCAATTCCATATTTGACAAAAGAGCGTTCTGGCGAGCAGGTGTTAAACCCGCAGCCTTAGCCTTTTCTGCGGCATCCGCTGCACGCCTCGATTCTCTGATATTGGCAACAGCTTCTGCTGTCTCGCCCTTGAAGATATCGCGACCGATCTGCGCTTTGAGCGCTTCACGCTTAAGATCTGCGGCACGCTCTGATTCGCGTTCCTTCTCAGCCGCCTGAAGACCCAGCAACTTGATCTGCTGCGTCATCTTCTCAGCTTCCGAAGCACGCGCACCAATCTGCGCCGGAAGCTGACTGGCAGCACCCGCAATACGAGACGCAAGAGAGCCCCGCATCGGCTGCCCCGTGCGTGGATCCACATTTCCGGCCAGTGCAAGTCCTGCTCCTGCAATGTCAAAAAGCATCTGCGCCTGGGTCAAGCTCTTGTCTTGTCCAAGCAGTCCTTGATAAAGCTTGGTTGCATCCGCAATCCGCGTTTCCATCGTCCGCGTAGAAGGCTTAGTAGGTGCAAGAGCTGCAAGCAAAGCATTCTTTGCCGCTTCACGCTGCGCAGGTGTCAACAGGCGCGACGAGATGCCGACGTCTGCTGCCGCCGTACTTGCAGATGGTTGGCTGTCTTCGGCTTCGACACCATCTTCATCGGAGCCTACTTGAAAATTTTGGACTACAGGCCCTCCCCTGGCCATGCCCATGGGCAGTGAGCCAATGCCCGCTGCTTCTGGAGGAGGAGGAGCGGCCCCTGGAGGCATGCCTGGACCGGCAGGCCCAGCCATTGGCGGTGGCGGGGGAGGAGGACCGGCAGGCCCAGCCATTGGCGGGGGTGCAGCTCCAGGGGCCATGGCCGGTAAGGCAGCGATGCCCTGCTGCTCGGCAGCCAACACAGGCTGCAAGAGCGCAAGCACTTCAGGAGGCGTTTGCTGGGCAGCGTCGTAGCCGACCCTATCAGCAAGCTCCTCGAACCGTGCGTCAATCGAACGCACATCGCCGCGAAGATTGTTCATCAGGATCTCAGGCGAATCAGGCCGACGATCCATGAGCTTGGCCATGTCGGACTCATCCTCGTCCTCGCCCATGTCATCATCTTCGCCCATTAAAATGGACATAATCCCGACCTCGTCGGGATCCATCTTGCCGCCCTTAAACATGGGTCGGTCCAATACTTTTGACTTCATCGCGGCTCCTTAGCCAAAAAGTCCTGCGCGTTGTGCGCCTGAAGCAGCACCCAGTCCTGCAATCCCAAGGCCCAAGGCTGTCTGCAAGGGGCTAGCGCTGGGTGCAGTCTGCGAGGTCAACGCCATCTGCGTGGTCGGTGCGCCTCGGTAGATGTCCGATACAAAGCCCAACTGCTGGTAAGGCAGCATGGCTTCTTGCGTTTGCGTGGCGCGAATCGCATCGAGCTGCGCCTGGGCGTTTTGCTGCTCAAGACCACCGATGCCTGCCATAAGTTGCACGTCTGCCGATCCAAGGCCTTGCATGGTCTGGCCCAACGCGCCTTGCTGCACACCGAGTTGACCCATCTGCCCGCCCAGACTGCCAAGCATGCCCGCACGCTGCATCTCAAGTCCGGCCTGCTGTCCAGCAAGACCACCGATGCCCTGACCGAGTTGGCCGTACAGGCCTGCTTCTTGCCCTGCCAGTTGTCCCTGGAGCGCGGTCCCTGCCTGACCAAGCTGTGCTCCCTGGAAAGCTTGTGCTGCGGACTGTCCTGCCAACTGGCCTTGAAGGCCTGCTTGTTGGGAGCGTAAGGCACCTGCCTGCGTGCCTAGTTGACCATACAAACCAGCCTGTTGACCAACAATACCTGCCTGGATCTGGGCAAGTTGACCTGGAAGCAGTCCTAGTTGCGCTTCTTGCGCCGCCAAAGCTCCCTCAAGTTGTGAGCCTGCTTGTCCCATCTGCGCTTGCTGGAAAGCTTGTTGACCATACAATCCGCCAATCCCCTGAAGCATAGCTGCTTGTTGTAAGCCAGACGCTTGCCCCAGTTGCTGCATCTGAGCTAACTGATTAGCGGTTTGCGCGTCAAACCCTGCTTGCTGAAAACGCTGTTGAGCGGCTTGAAGTCCTAATTGTGCCCCTGTTAATCCATATTGGCCCTTGAGCGCCTGCGTGGCCAAACCAGCCTGCTGTTGGAATTGTGCATTTTGCTGTGCCGTGGCCATTTCAGTTTGCTGATTGGCTAATGCTGCCTGAAGCGCCGCCTGCTGCTCCACATTGAACTGCTGTTGCCCCTGCTGATAGGCCTGCTGTAGCCCCTGTCCGCGAATATCAGACTGAAGTTGCGCTAAATTTCGCGCAGCCTCCGATTCCACAACCCCTTCTCGTGTGCCACCAAAGGCTCCTGCGCGCACCGCCTGTGCAGCGCGACCCTGACGAGCAATGTCGTCAGCCCGCTTCGCCTCGCGCAGTTGAATGTCTACCACGTTCTGCATGTAGGGAGACATGTACTGGCCCAAAGCCCCCGGGTCCGTAATAGATCCGGTTTGTATCGTTTGAACGGGTCCCGTCATAGAGGCTCCACTATAGGTGGGAGCCTCCGCCAACTTAGCTGCTAAGTTGGCTTCTGTTGACGCAGTGCCCGCAATTCCTCTTGCCTTTGTTAAGAGATCTTTTTCTGTTTGAAACCCTAAAGGAGCTGCTGTACGTGCAGCAGAAGCCGCTTCCTTTAAAAGACCTTCTGATGTAGTCAATCCGGCCTGCATGTAGGGAGACAAACCTTGTCGCGCTGTACGAAGGGCCCCTATACCACCTGTAATAGCATCTTCTTGCGCTTTTGCAGAAGTTGCGTAGCCCTGCATTAGGTCAGCAGCACTAACGCCCGCCCGTAAGGCTTGGGAACCAGCAGCCTCAATGCCTCCCGCGCCACGCATGGCATCTTCCAATTGCTGCGTTGCACGACGTGTGTCGGCGGCAGAGTACCCTGCTGCTACATTGCCAAGACCACCTAGTCGGCTGGTTGCGCCTAATGCGCCTTGGAACGCACCCTGCGCTGCACCAAACTGTTTTGAGAGATCCAAATTACCCAGTTGCTGGGCACCTTGTTGCGTGAGCCCCATGCCTTGAGTGATAGCCTGGGATCCTGCTTGGAGATAAGGCTCATACGAACCAATGCCCTGGCGAGCAAGATCAGCAGCCTGGATTTGACCTAGTGATAGGCCCGTTGCCTCAACCGCAGGCAGGTTAATCGGCTGGGCATAAAGCCTGCGTGCCTCATCCATCAGCCCTACTTTGAGGGCTTCAATTTCTGGGGCTTCGCGGGATATTTGGGTGGCGTAAGTCGTACTCATGCTGCTTTTCCTTCCAGCATCTTCATTAGCTTATACATCTTTTTAGCGCCCTTGCGCCGTGAGCCGTTGCCCATGGCACGTACTGCTTTGGCCGTGAACACAAACTCACCGTCTGAGAGCATCGCGGGAATAGAGTCCGACGTCCCGGTCCCTGGACCGTTGATCGCGCCGATCTTGCGAGGATAAGTCTTGCCTCCCACGCGCATTGCCTGGGGTGTGTCCATCACACCGCCGCCTTCAGCGTAGCCGGGAGGAGTCAGGTACATGCCGCCGTAAGCTGTGGGACGCACACCACCATACTGCAAGCCGTACATGCTTGGGTACATCCTGGCAAGCTGAAAGCCTGTGGGGCCCTTGAACAGGTCAGGCATTTCAGCTTCCTTGGTTTTAAAACCACCTGCCAAGCCTAACGCGCCAATGCCGAGAGCGGCGAGTGGGCCGTAGGTGGATAGCATGCCAGGAGTAGCCAACTTAGTGGCTTGATCAGTCACCAGTTTGTCAAAAATAGCCTTTGCAGCAGGATCCGTTGCCGCCTTAAAAGCAAACGATGGATCTTTAGCCGTAATAATGTCTGCGGCTTTAGAACGCATGTTCTTAATCATGTCAGGCGTAACAGCTCCGCGCTGTCCTCCGAGTGCCTCTGGCATGATGCGGTCATAAGCAGCACCGGCAGCTTTGCCATATTCGCCTTGTCGAATAAGGTCCATGATGCCTTTGCCGCCCCCACCGCTAGGGCCTGAAAGGGGCTCAAAGGGTCTCATTGCTCCCTGAAGATTGTTTGGGTTTCCAAGATCCCCTGGAGTAAATCGCCCTCCAGAATAGACTCCTGATCCAGTGTTCCTAGCAACATCCCCAGTCAACTCATCAGGTCTAAGACCGCCTGTGTCCAGTGAAACAGGAGAGGTCCTTGACCCTAAAACATCCTGAACGAGGTTAGCGTCTGGCGAAGGATTAAACACGGTGGCCATCGCGTGTCTACGTCCGTAGTCAGCCACTTCAGCGGCACTGGCTCCTGGAGGAGGGCCTTGTCTAAGTCCCATTTCATAGCCCGAGCTATATCCTTGTGGAGCCATATTAGCTTCCAGCATGGCTATCTGATCAGGCAAAGGTGCTGCTCCTACCGCGCTAGAGGGAGCCGCTGCTATTTCTGCCGCTGTGCCTACTCCAGTAGGAGGCGCTACTTCAGGTTGACCAAAGCCGAATATGTTGGCGTTTTGACCGCCAAACACAGGACGCGGCTCAAACGCTGCGGCCCCTCCAGTGATCGCGGCTCCTGCGCCTGCGGTCAAAGCTGCAAGTGCCCCTGATCTCAAAGCATTCTTAAGTCCTCCACCTGCGGCAAGCGTGGATCCCGCACCGCCAACAAAGCCACTAACTGCTGCCATGCCTGCGGTAGAGGTCACCCCTAAAAACGAGGCTGCGGCAGGGCCAACAAAAAAGCCTAGTGCTGCGCCGACGATGACTTTGCCTACAGTACTCTTGGCAAACTTCTTGACCGCATTGCCGATCTTCTTAAAGATACTGGCGTACTCAGGCAATCCCGTGTAAGGGTTAATCGTGCCAGAGCCGCCTTTACGCTTGAGCATTGCAGCTTCTTGCGGTGTGATGTGCGCAAGCATCGTGTCGCCATTGCGACCGTAAGCAGCAAGATCTGCCACCCCACCCATGGCCATGGCCATCGGGGGCCGTGAGCCGGGATTCATGGCAATCGTGTCAATCGCCATGTTCAAAGCGGCAAAAAATGCCGGGTCAAACTGCTCAGGCAAGAGATCTTCGGGCATGCCCTCGGCAAGATAGGCGCGCCGTAAGCTGGCGTAATCTTGCGGTGCAGCAAGGATGGCATCCACCATCGTATTGAGCTTGTTCAACTCATCGGGCGTAAGCTCAAGACCTGCGAGTTCTTGTTTGAACTCGGCCACGGCCTGGGGATCGGCCTGCTCGCCTGCTGCCAGGAACTCTTGAGTAATCTCTTGACGAGGCACGTTTTGGCGGATCTGTTCGATCAACGCCATGTCCTCGGGCCGCATCCCTGCACCTTGAGCTTCGGGGAGCGCCATTACGCCTTGCATTTCGTCCATGTTAGTACCTTTCCGATTGAGCCATGGTCCATGGACCGCGCGCCTGGAAAGGACGCGAAAGATGGCTGGAATTATGACGGATCACGCTAGTTCCTGTCCACTTCTACATAGGAAAGATAGAAGTGGCAGTCTGAAAGTAACGATTCAACAGCAAGCTCATCGCCTTCCAGTAACACGCAGGGCACACCGTTGAACACATCAAAGGTCGTATTAGGCGGCAGGGGATAAGACTTCAACAAAAAATGCTCGGTTGCACTGCCTGCGTCGTACTGAGAAACCGTAATTGTGGTGCGTGTAGCGTTAGCATTGGTCACCCGTAACGAGCGCAAGATGGCCGTGTTGGCCGTTGGCACCACATAAAACTCAGTCTCTGTGGCTGCGGACGGGATGACGTTCTTGCGAAGATATTTATTGGCCATGGCTACACTAAAGAAGATACATATGACATCGTGACGATGGCAGAAGGCGTTGCGGGACGCGTCGGAGAGGCTGCGGTTGGCAGTTGCTCAATCAATACCTGAACATCATCCGTATGCCACATAATTTCAACAAAGTCTCCTGGATCCATGTCCAAGAAGAAGTTAAGCGCGGCAATTAAATGGCCATCTATGCCACCGTGACTGTTAGGAATGGAAAAACGGCTATTGCTGCTAGCGATGTCGGTGCCGTTCTTCCTAAACCACACGTCCGTATCGTGGATCTGCGTATCGGTGTTGACAAACTGGAAGCTGAATTGCAGGTTATAAAGACCCGCATAGTCCACCGTAATCTTTGAGGGAAGATCACCTGTGATTGTGGTGCTTGTCACTTCTTGCGATGTGTTTACCGTGTAAGTGCCTGTGCCGCCGCTTCCTGTACCGTAGGCCGTGATCCGTGTTCCAGCGGTCACGCCCGTGCCTGTTAACTGCATGCCAAGTTCAATGGTTCCTGAAGTGACTGCTGTTACGTTAAGCACGGTTCCCGCGCCAGGGGGTGTCCCGTCATCAATCGTACCCGTGAAGACTGCCGTGCGTGAGCCAATGTAGACACCGTTGGTGTAGTCCGTCGTATTGAGACTGACGGCATAAGCAGAAGTCGTGGATCCTGCTACTTGATCCGTGCCATCCTGGAATGCGCCGTAGGGCAGCAATACCCCTTGCGAACCTGACTGCCCTGCGCGTCCGGGGCTTCCATTAAACCAGGACTGCGCGCCTGAAATGTTTTGATCAGTGACCGAACCATAGGTGTTGTTGAGCAACAGAATAACCTGCTCAAGCGATCGCACTAACTGATTGAACTGCTCCGGGCTGTATTGCGGCGAAGCATTAGGCAGTCGAACATTGGTGATCTTGCTCATCGTAACCCATCAGGCTGGATGTCAACGCGCATCGTGCCGTAACGCCAATTGGTGTCAGCGGCTGTGCTTTCAATCGTAAGACTGATTTGTCTGCCTCGTGCTCGGGTGTCTATCTTTTGTGTGGTCGGAGTTACCGTATAGGGATCCAAGGAACTCGGCACAACACTCGCTTGTGGGTAAGCACGCAGCCGTAATCTCACCGTGAGGTTACCTAGCTGATTTTTGAAATCAGGAATGAAACGCGACATAAGCATCATGTTATCGCCATCCCCCAAGTCAAAATAACCAGAGGTGATATAAGACTCAATCGGCGAACCATTAGCGTTGTAGCCCACTTCCTGGTTATAGACTTGAGATCGACCTGCTGTCAAACCATATATGGTAGTAAGCGTTGCAGCGGTGGAATCAGGGTCGTAATCAGCAGCTATAGGCTTGGAAAAAGTCCCAAGGTCCACCCATGATGTACGCGCCATCGATCCTACAGACCACACGTTTTCAAGGTAGTTATAGGTCACAAACCGATCGATATAGGTTGAATCCGCTGAGGCATACCACCACGTCACCTCGTTAAATTGAGTGTTAACGCCTGCATTAATGGAAAAGCCCTGAGTAAAATTTAAGTCCTTAAAAACAAAATCTTGCACGGTACAGGGAAGCTTCTTGACCGTACCATCAAACACGTAAAATGCATCAAGGCTCATCCAATAAGCCACGCCGTTAACGTCAACAGCTGCATGGGCCCCGATACAGCCACAGTTAGCACCAAGTTGTTGAAAGCCAAATGTATAAGGTGGACCTACGTATTGTTGCCCATGCAACGACGTATCAGTCCAGATCAAAATCTGCCCACGTGAACGCACTGCCGTAATGATTCGACTGCCATCAGTTAGACGTTGGCCGCCTGCGGTGTTCGTGGCGCTTTCAACAAATTGATTGCGATCTTCCTGGTTAGAAAAACGAACAAACATAGGGTCTTGCGTAGCAGGGGTGCCTATTGTTGTCTCTGTGCCAAAACACACCAAGTGTCGATCAGGGGTTGAAACAAGCGCATAAGTGCTTTTCGTAGGGGCCCCTGAAATAGCTGTTGCCCTTACAGTAAGTCCTGAACTTGGATTCCATTCGTAAATAGCACCGTCTGCAAGCTGGGCAATTAGAACCTGACCAAAGGTGTCAAACTGCCAAACACGCGCAAAAAGCAAGAGACCCGCCGATGGAGGTCTTGGTGTGCCCCAAGTGCTAAGGCCCCAGGTCCCTGTGCCCCAGCCGAAGTCGGTGTAATTAACCGGAGATCCAATGTTAATTTGATACTGGCCAACAACCGCTGCGCCACCATTGCCAACATCTGAACTATTAGCGTTAACCGGCGCGGTAATCGTGTAACTGTTAACACCCAAGACCTGGGTGATTTCAAACTCAGACTGCAAAATAGCTTGAGTGATTGCGCCACCTAGCCCACCGGCACTGACACCACTAAATGTAACAAAATCACCTTGGATTGCCCCGTGACTTGTATCAGTAACTGTAATGGTCGGTGAGCCATTAACCGCTGCAAACGTGACATCCCCAGCAGCCGTTGTGACACGAATAGGGGTGATGTCTGCCCATGCACCACCAAAAAACACGTAAAGCTTGCGGTTAGTGCCAACGGCCATGTAGGGAGACCCGGACAGATCGTTCCAAGTAAAGACTTCACTTGCGAGCCCTACAAAGTTAGGTGAGGTACCTCCAAACTCGGTCCACCCACCCATTTTCTCAGGCAAACCATAGCGAAAACGGATGTAATCACCATCGATCCATCCGCCTTCAGCACCGTATTCCGTGTTTTGTTTGTCAATTCCTGGCTTGAGGAATAGTCGTAGTAATGGCATTACTTAATTGGACCCCCGACCAGCCATGCGTCGCAAGTTCTCGCTCCGGCGCATTTGAAATGAAAGAGTTCACAATAGCCCAAGTTAGATCGTTTAACGACATCCTTCTCAAGCTCCATGCCCGTTTCTTGGGCGTCTTCGGCGTGAATGCCTTTTTCAATGCAGGCCAGCATCGCTGGGGTCTGAATAAACGCGGCGCAATTGCCACACCGCGCTGTTTGGGCATCTTCAATCGAGATGC